TGAAAACTTGAACTACATTTTGATATAATTGCTCTATTTCTTCGGCTTTTACTTCCGGTGCTGCCTTTTTTATACGCTTTTCTTGACGTGCTTTTTCGACTTTTTCCTTTTCTCCGCTTAAACATTTCTTTTTAAAGATAAGATTTAAAGGATTTTCTGAATCAATTAATCCGTTTGGAAGAACTGAAATTTTGTTCCTACTGACGTAAACATTTAAGTATTTCACATCCTTTTGACAGATAGCAGCGAATTCCGCTCGTGTGAGAAAAGCGTATAAAAAAGGCAGCACCGGAAGTAAAAGCCGAAGAAATAGAGCAATTATATCAAAATGTAGTTCAAGTTTTCAGCAAACCGGAGACAGCACACCAAAAAAAACTACGTGAAAAGCAAAACAATGAGGACCAAGATTCTGTAAATTGGGACGCTCGAAAAAAGAAAGCGGATGCTTTAAAAGCAGAAAGAGGAGCGGAGTTGGCACAATTGCAAGTTGAAAAAATGATGGGTAATTTAATGCCTGTCGACTTAGTTGAAATGATTTTAAAAGTAAATATTCAAGATATTTTCAAAACATTTGAGAACGAGTTAATCAATTTAGGTTCTATTTACTGTGACATTCTTGCAGGAGGAGACCGTGAAAAGTTAGCGGAGATTGTAACTAAATTGAGGTTAAAATTAAGTGAAACTATCAAGAGAATCGAAAGCACTGCTGCTCAAGAGATTGACAACGTTGTTGAAGATTACGCTGAAGTTAGAAACAGAGGAGAACGAAAATAATTAAAAACGAAACATTATGAAACAACAAACAATTGAAAGACTATCAAAACATTTAATAAAAAATCACGAGATATATTTAGACGATGAAGAATTGGAATCTATTGCTTCGAGTGTTTTGGACGATTTAGTTCAATTCGAAAACGTTGGTTATTTTACAAGAAGACTTGAATTTAATCCAAGAGAAAAAGCATTTCACGACCAATGGTTAGAAGAAAACAAACCTTTACGATACGTAAATCACGGAAATGGATTGTTGCAAGATTTATTTTTTGACAGAGACGAAAACAAAAAATTAAAATGTTTTCTTGAAATTAATAAAAGAGACAGGGAAATAGTTGCGACAGTTATTCAATGGCTTGGAACTAATATAGGATTTAATTTTTTGGAAACTGTTTTAAAAATTGCAGGATATAAAATCGAAAAAATAAAGTAAACTATGGCACCATCAACAAGAGACCCGGAATTAATAAGACAGCCGAAAGAATTTGATTCAGCTATGCAAGAAGGAAAAATGAAGTGGCAAAAATCAAGAAATAAACTTTTGCACTTAACTCCTAAAAAGAAAAAACGAAAATGAGAAAAGTTATACACGAATTAAAAATTCATCCGGAATATTATTGGGAAGTTTTTTTAGGACATAAAACTTTTGAAATACGAAAAAACGACAGAGATTTTCAAACTGGCGATATGGTAATTTTAAAAGAATGGAATCCAATAACCAAACTTTATACTGGCAATAAATTAGCAAGAAAAATCATTTACGTTTTAAAAGACGTTGAAGGATTAGAAAAGGATTTTATCTTAATGTCAATCGCATAATTATGAATAGTAAAGAAATTTGGAAAGAAGTTTATGCCGGCATCCATCAAAAAATGTTTGACGTTAATTTAGTAAAAACAAAACCAAGCGACTGGATTGAAAAAAACATTTATTTGCCGGACGGAGTTTCCAGATACAAAGGTCCGTTCAGTTATAATATTTCACCGTACGCGAAAGAAATTGTAAATCGAATTGACTCCGGAGATCCTTCGCGAGTTGTTGCGATTATGAAATGTGCTCAAATTGGATTAACTCAAGGACTTATTATTCCGGGACTTGCCTATGTAATTTCAGAAGATGCTTATCCTATGTTATTTATGGCAGGAGATAAAGAACTTGCCAAGACTTCTATTCGTGAACGTTTTGATCCAATTATGCAGTCCTCAGGACTTTCCAGTTTAATCCGTCCGTCTGTTATTCGTAAACGAAATCAAAAAACAGGAGACACAGATTATTCAAAAGAATATGCTGGAGGACGTTTAACAATTGAAGGAACAAACAACGTTGACAAGATGCGACAAATTTCTGTAAAAATCATTTTTGCAGACGATTGGGAAGCAGCACCGCGAAGTGACAAAAAAGAAGGGTCGCTCCGTAAACTTATGGAAGGACGACAAACTTCATACGGAAATATGGCGAAGACATTTTATGTAAGTACGCCCACAGTAAAACAAACATCAAACATTGAGCAAGTTTACGAACTTGGCGACCAAAGAAAATGGCATTGGAATTGTCCTCACTGCAATAAATTAATCAATCTTCAATGGAGGGTTGAATTGGAATCCGGACTTTATGCTGGCATAATGTACGACCTCGACGACAAACAAAAACTGATAAATAATACAGTTCGATATCGCTGCCAGTTATGTTTAAATGATATATTTGAAACGCAAAAATATGATTTGAATTTAAAAGGAACTTGGCTGCCAACCGCTAAACCACAAATTGAAAATTATTACAGTTATCACTTAAATGCTTTAGTAATTCCTCCGGGATTTGTAACTTGGGTCGATTTAGTAAAAGAGTGGTTAGAAGCGTGTCCGCCGAATGCTCCAGTAAATAAATCAATGCTACAAACGTTCTTGAATATCAGAATGGGTGAAACTTGGGAAGAAACTGGCGAAACTCCAAAAGTTATGGAGTTGATGCAAAATACACGTGAATACGACCCCGGAATCGTTCCGGACGTAACCTGTGACGAGGACCAAAATGGAAAAATAATCTTAATCACATTAGCTTGTGATTTAAACGGTATTATGAGCCGTGAGGGTTATGATGTAATCGAAGACGGAAGATTAGATTGGGAATTAGTTGCACACGCTTCAAATGGGCAGACTTACAGCGTTGATCAGGGCAGCATTGGAACATTTAGACGCTCGCGAGAATTAAGCTCATACGAGCGCGATAAAGACGGAGACCGAACGAAATGGACGTATGCACACAATCAGGCAAATTCTATTTGGCCGGAGTTTGAAAAATTAATGCGTAAAGAATGGAAAACTGAATCCGGATCAGTTATGACGGTAGGGCTTACCGTTGTAGATACGGGTTACTTTACAAAGTTAGCGAAGCAGTTTATTGAATCGTTTGACGACTGCTTGATAGTAGGTGTCAAAGGTAAAGCAGAAGCAGACTACAGAAAACTTTCCAAAGATACTCCTTACATAAGTCGTTCACGTGAATCACGAAATTTATACTTAGTAGAAGTAAACCAAGTAAAGGATATTTTAGCTGAAAATATGAAATTAAGATCCGGACAAGACGACAGTCAGCCGGAAGGCTTTATGAATTTTCCGCAGCCACAAAATGGAAAATACACAATGAAAGGCTATTTTATCCACTACGAAGGCGAACGCAGAACAGAGGTAATGAAGAACGACGAAGTAATTGGTTTTAATTGGGAAAAGAAAAATTCGCAGAGTATCAATCACTTTTGGGACGTTAGAGTTTACAATATTGCCGCTCGTGAGATATACTTGGACTTTATAAAACAAGCCGACCCCAGAATAAAAAGTCTAAACTGGAGCGACTTTGTAGACATGGTTTTGAATTAGAAATTATAATGTTCTTTGCAGTACTGAATCACTTCATCCGTTTCTTTACCAAAAGCAGGCATATCACCGATAAGAGATTTAATAATTTCTTTTGTTCTGTGATCTGAAGCAGGTTTGCCGAATGCAACTTCGTACCATTTTAAAGTTGCTTTAATAAGACCGATAACTTTTTTAGTATTCATAGCTTTATATATTATGGACAGCTCGAAAGAGCTGTCCTTGGTTAAATTTATCCTTCTGATTCTTCGTCGCTGTATTCCATTTCTCCGATGTAAGTGTATAATGTAGTTTCTACATTTTTGATCGTTTTCAAAGAAATTAAAAACTCAACTCCTCTTTCTCTTTCCATTCTTGTTGGCCTTGTTGCAGCACCTAACTGAGCTTTGATGGTTTTTTGCATTGCGTCCATTTCTCTTTCTGGAAATGCTTTAACTAAACCTTTTAAAAGCATTTCTTGAGTTTGAGGTTTTTTCTTAATCAAATCTAAGATTGTTTGAATAACTCCTGATCTTTTCTCGTTTGGGTTTTTAGCGTTTTTGTTAACGTTTGAACGAATTTGATCTTTTACGATAATTTTTTTAGTTGATTTCATAATACATAAATTTTAGTTGTTCGCTTTATTGCTGAGACAAATATACGACCTGATTTCGAATGGACAAGTCCAGATCGTAATTTTAACAAAATTTTAACATATTGATATTTTATAAAAAATTTATTGTTGAAGATTTTTTTGTCTATATAATATTATTATATTTGTCCTATGAGTTTTTCCACATACACCATCGCAGAATATATCAGTAGTAAAGATAGCATTAAAGCTAAGATCTTAGCTATTGACGTTCTTATAGATAGTATGTTTACAGCAGCAGCAGAAGCCATCTCAGGCGCAGGCGCTGGAGTTAGTCAGTACTCCTTAGATGATGGACAGGTAAAAATCAATACTACTTATAGAAGCGTTCAAGAAGTACAGGCAGGAATTCAATCACTTGAAACTCTTAAACAAATGTATGTTTCGCGATTAACGGGTCGCGTTACTGTTTTAAGGGATGAAAAATCATTAAGAAGATGAACATATTTAGTTTTTTAAATAAGAAAGAAAAAGCAGTTGTCGTTCAAGACGTTCCAGCGGTGCAGCCAGTTTCTGCAATTAGCTCCGGAGTTTCAAGTCCTTGGTACGGTATCCGGACAGAGTCTTTCGATGGAGAAAAAACACCCGGCGAAATGGGTAATGTCATTAATTTAGTTCCAGAGCATCACTCTTTAAGGCTTCGCGCTTTTGAAGCAGAATTAAAAAGCGATGTCGTAAAAATTATCACAGGAAAATTCTTTAAATGGGTAATAGGTTCCGGGCTTAAACTTCAAGTCGAGCCAAATGAAAAAGTTTTAGCTTCGGAAGGAATTTCGGAAAACCTTATTGACTTTAGAAATTTAGCAGAAGCAAGATTCAACATTTATTCTGCAAGCAAAAAAAGCGACTTCTCTAATATGTCTAATTTGCACGAAAAAGCAAATGAAGCGTATAAGACTGCATTTATAGGAGGAGATTGTTTAGTCGTTCTTCGAGTTTTAAAAGGCAATATAAACGTTCAAGTTATAGACGGACAAGAAGTGTCCAGTCCTTTCTTTGATAATAAATATCACGATGAAGCAAAAGCGAGAGGAAACAAAATTAGACACGGAATTGAACTTGCTCCAAACGGAGAACACGTTGCTTTCTTTGTCGCAAAAGATACAGATGATTTAATAACGGACTACGTTAGAATCGAAGCTAAATCTGCTACAACTGGTCGATTAATGTGTTGGATGGTTTACGGCTCCAAACATAGAATCAATCATCACAGAGGTATTCCGCAAATCACAGCTATTTTGGAAAAAGTTGAAAAGTTGGATAGATATACCGAAGCCTCTGTTGGTGGAGCAGAAGAAAGAGCGAAAATTGCTTATGCTGTTGAACATTCAAGATTTTCAAACGGAGAAAATCCAATCTTAGGAAACATTAAAAAGAATTTAGGTGTAGCAACTGAAGACGACCCTCATTTACTTGGTGAAGCGTTGTCTAAAAATATTGCTTCAACAACTGGAAAACAGACTTTCAATATGCCTGTTGGTTCCAAATTAGCGTCATTAGCGAGCAGTTTAGAGAATCAGTATCCTGCATTTTTTGAAGCAGTTTTCGTTCAACTCTGTGCTGCTTGTGATATCCCTCCTGAGGTTGCTTTACAGAAATACTCTTCCAATTATAGTGCATCAAGAGCAGCTATAAACGGATGGGGTTATATTGTTGATATTTACAGAAAAGATTTCGCAAATAATTTTTATAAGAATTTTTACAATCTTTGGCTTGAAATTGAAATATTGAAAAACAAAATTCCTGCTCCGGGATATTTGCAAGCATTAAAAGAAGACAATTATATGGCGCTTGAATCATATAATAACTGTAAATTTACTGGAGTTAATATGCCGCATATTGATCCGTTAAAAGAAGTAAAAGCCATTCGCGAAATGCTTGGAGACCCATTATCTGGAAAAGCTCCTTTAATTAGCCACGACAGAGCTTCGGAGCAATTAAACCAAGGAGAGTGGTCAGAGAACTTTATTAAGTACAAAGAAGAACAAAAAATAATCGGACCAATACCAAGTCCGGAAACACCGAAAGAAAATGAAAGTAACATCAAAGTTAAAAAATAATTCTTCTCCTTGGTCTATTAATTTAAGACCAAAAGTTAACGATGTCGTTTCTATCGGAGGTAATTATTTTCAAAACACGTCCGGAAAAAATTCTGATCCGACTTCTGTTCAAACAGACTGGACTTTTGTAGGAAAAGAAGATTCTTTACCGAAAACTTTTGTAAAATACGGACAAAGAATTGTCTTTAAAATTGAAGCAAATACAAACAATTCTCTTCAAGAAGTTGGAGATTTTTGCCAAGGATTTGTCGAAGGTCAGTTTATTAGTGCTGATTATTTAGGTCCAGACGAAGAACTTCTAACGTCTTATGATATTTAACCAATTAATTAATATAAAAATGAAAAAAATTCTCTTATTAACGCTCGTTTTTTTGCAGACCTTTATGTTTGCGCAAACCACTCCTTCATATAAGAATGTGAAGTTGACTCAACTTCCAATTGGAAACACTCACGACAGCGTTGTCTTAACAAACGGGTCGACAAAGTTGCTGAAATTCATTCCTATGTCTCAAATAAAGACACCTACGAATTTAACTTATACAGCAAATCCAACTGGCGGAACAATTTTTTCAAGCTCCGGAAACGATGCTGTTTTACCATTAGCAACCACCTCAGACGCTGGATTATTGTCTCCTACGGACAAGACAAATATAAACGGAGTTCAAGGGCAATTTGATACAGTTAATACCGAATTAGATATTGTAAAAAGCCAGATAAACCCTAATACGTATGTGGTTTATGATGCTGGGTATAGTCAAAATATTCAAAATATAACTATTAATACAGGATGGCAATGGAAAATCAACAATATTAATAAAACCAATGCTTCTCCAGTAGTAATAAATATTCCGTTGGCAACAACTGGATATCAAAGGATTGATTTAATTGTTTTAAACGCTTCCAATACAGCGGTTCGAGTTGCTGGAACCGAAACAAACGGAACTCCCGTTTCTCCTGCTGTTCCATTAAATACAATTCAAATTTTATTTATTACAACGGATTCGACAGTTTCAACCCCTGTAATACCTAAACCAAGATATCCAGTTACTCAATTTTTAAGGGACGGAATAACGGATTATTCGCCAAGCGAAAATATTGTTTATGATGCCTTGGTTTTAAAAAAGAATATAGCGACAGGAAACAATTATAAATGGGAAACCACAGGCGCGACAGGTAGTCTTCAAGAAACTACTGTGACAGCAAATAGAGCAGTTTTAACCGATGCTAATGGCTTACCAGTAGCGAGCGCCACGACTGCGACTGAATTAGGATATGTCAACGGAGTCACAAGTGGAATTCAAGCGCAATTAAACACTAAATTATCTTCTTTTGGTTCAATCACTACAAATTACATTCCAAAATTAACAGATGTCAATGTGTTTGGCAATAGCACGATAAAAGAAGTTGGAACTCAACTTCTAATTGATAATTCTGAACTTTTCCCTAATTCAAGTTATGATATAATTTTAGGAAAAAATAAATCAAGAATTTTAGGAGTTGACGACAGCAATAGTAATGAGCCGGGTGTTGACTTCTCAGTTACTGCCGGACGAACGATTAATTATGCAAAATCAAACTCATTTGTTGCTTTAGGTCAAACGTCAAGAGATTGGAATTCAATAGCAGTCAATCCTAATAATGGTGATGTTTATGCAGGAGGAAACAATCTTGAAATCTATGTAATGTCGGCAGGTTCCGGAAACTTCAATAGCGTGTCTTCAACTGTAGGTGGTTTGACAGCTCTTTCAATAAATACCAGTACAAATAGCGTTTATTATACAATTGGTTATTATTATACAGGAGACATATATAAAAGAACCGGAGGCATAGGGTCGTTCGCAGGCATAGGAGCTTCTGTTATAGGAAGAACAGCAATTTCTATTAATTCTACAAGTGGTGATATCTATTACGCATCAGGAGACCAATGGATGCCACAACCCGGAAATTTATATAAACTTGTAGGCGGTACAGGAGCTCCTGTGGCTATTTCCGGAGGAGGTACTCGATATTGGGCAGATATGTCTGTTAATTCATCGAATGGAGATGTCTATGCTTGTGCGTCAGGTAATGATATCTATAAACTGACAGCTGGAACAGGTGATTTTGCGCCACTTTCAGTCGGAAATTTAAACTGGTCTGGAATCTCAACGAATCCGACTAATAATGATGTCTATGCTTGTGTAGAGGGCGGTAATATCTATAAACAGACAGCAGGAACAGGAGCTTTTGTATCACTGTCGCAGACGGTAAGAGCTTGGACAAGTATAGCTATTAATTCGACCACCGGTGACGTTTATGCCACGACAAGAAATGGAGACATTTATAAGCAAACAAATAATGCGTTAGGTACGGCAGACCTTAATGGAGGAACTTTAAAATTGTTTTCCGGAACAGGGAAAGGAACCGGTAGTTCTGATTTAGAAATTTGGACTGGTCAAAAAACAACGTCAGGAACTGATATGCAGGTATTGACCAAGCGTTTAAAAATTGATAATGAAGGACATATCACAGCTACAACGATGCCGGTATATGCAGACAATGCGGCAGCCTTATCAGGAGGGCTTACAACTGGTAAATTCTACCGAACATCTACAGGAACTTTAATGATAGTCTATTAATATGAAAAAGATATTTATAATGCTACTGATTACTTCAGTAGCATTTTCTCAAAACAATTTCCGTTTAAATAAAACGGAATATTTTTCTACTGCTGTCGTAATTGACCCCGGAGCATCTGTAAAAGAAAACGGCTTAAATATAGGTGCTGAAATAGAATATAATGGAGCTGTCTATGTAAGAGCGTCCGTAACAACTTTTGCAGCATTAAAAGACGGATACACAGACGTCACAGGCGCTTTTGGAGTTAATTTTACAAGCGGCTATTTTGAAAAAATTCGATATTACACAGGTATAAGAGGAGGATTTATTCATCGCGCTGCAACGTATCCAACTGCTGGATTTGAAGCGGGTATCGATGTAATGATTTCGGACTTGGCGTTTATAGGAATTAGAAGCACTTATGACAGAAGAGGTGATGCGGATTTTTACGATGGAGATCAATGGCGTTACTCAGGATTCGTTAAATTAGGCGTTAAATTTTAAATCAAATAAAATGGAAATATTCTTAAAACAGTTCTTAGGAACTACTGATTTACCGACTTATTTAGCTTGGTTTGTACTCGCTTTTATTGGTGCTTTTACAGCTATATTGATTCGAGCAAAAGCAAAGTATAAAAAAAGCAGCGACACTCCTTTTCATTGGTCGTGGACTTTCTTAGCTCAGGACAATTTAATTAATTTAGTGATTGGATTTTTTATCACTTTTATCTTCTTAAGGTTTTCAAACGAAACTTTAAAAGTGGAGCCGAGTCCGTTTATTGCTTTGATTGTCGGAGCAACGAATAATGAATTAGCTTTGTTATTTGTCAAATTTAGCCTTCGAGCAAGAAAATAAAGATACCTACTAATCATTAAAGAAGCAATTATGCAAGCGCAAGAAATCGAACAAAAACTAAAACTATCTACCTCAAATATTATAGCTTTATGCGCTGTATTGATTACGACATTAGGCGGATATATTAATATTAAATCCACCCAAACGGAATACAATCAAAGAATAACTACTTTGGAAAAAGCAAACGAAGATAATAAGGCTGGTTTTTCTAAATTTGATTTTAAACTGGACAAAATTTCAGAAAGTTTAAATCAATTGAAAGTAGATATGGCAGGTCAAAGAGCTTTGGAAGCCGAAAAAAACAAATAAATAATATTAAATGAAAAAGATAACCAAATTAGAAATCCAAACTCTTGCCAAGGAGTTTGGAATTCCTACTTCCAGAATTCAAGCAATAAAAGAAGTAGAAAGCGGAGGAATTGGATTCGATGAAATTACTGGCAAAATAATCATCCAGTTCGAGCCTGTTTGGTTTAAAAATAAAGCTCCTTATGCTCCGTCCGGAAAATGGTCTGTTAATGGAGTCGAGCGTCAAGCAAAAGAATGGGAAGCGTTTAACGATGCTTTTTCAAAAGATGCGCACGCGGCAATGGAAGCAACTTCAATTGGTATGATGCAGGTAATGGGCTTTCACTGGCAGTTATTAGGATTCGATTCCGTTGGAGAAATGTGGGACTATGCAAAAGAATCAGAGTACAATCAATTAAGATTGTCTTTGTTGTTTATAAAGTCTAACAAAAAAATGTTTAAAGCGTTAATCGCTGCTGACTGGAAAACCGTTGCTTATTATTATAATGGTAAGTTTTACTATAAATTAGGATATCACATTAAATTAGCTAAGGCTGAAAAAAAGTACTTATGAAAAATATCAAAACACTCGTTCTTCTTGTGCTGCTCCTTTCTGTTGGTTGCAGGTCCAAAAAAATAGACATTCAAGAAAAGGATTCTAAAACTGTTATTGAAAACAATGTAACAGAAAAAGAAGTACAAACGGAGCAAACAGAGCAAAAGAAAGACGTTCAAAGCGAAATCATAAAAGAATCCAGCGAAGTCAATAAAGACTATATTTTGCATCCAAAAGACCCGCAAAAGCCTATTGAAATTATAGATCACGAAGGCAAAAAAACTTCTATACTTAATGCAGACGTTGAAATAAAGCATAGCGAAAAAAAGGACAAGTCCACTGAAAAAAACATAGACAATTCTGTTCAAAAAACAACGAAAAAAAGCGAGGTAAAAAAGAAGGATACAACCAAAAAAGAAGACATTAAAAGCGAAGCATCCACGAAAAAAGATATTAAATCTAATTGGTTTTTGATTTTGCTGCCTTACATAATTTCACTCGTTGTGATAGTGATTTTATTGCTCGTTTGGATATTCAGAAAAAAAATTCCATATATAAGAAATTTTTTTAGTTGAAAATTTTTTATATAGTTTTTTTGTTTATATTTGTCTCAATCTAAAAAGATAAAATTAATGTCATTCAATTATCAATTAGCGAAAGAAATCTACGGCTTAACTCCGTGGCTTGTTGACGAGCAAAGTTTACCATCTTTGATGAGTATTCTTTCCAGCGTTCGCAAAGGAAACGCTCTTGAAATTCCGGAAATTAAATATAACACTCCTTATATTTTTGATGTAAAAAGTGCTACCGAAATAATCACAGCCGAAAACTTTGCTTATAGAGATATGCCGCAAGGTGATTTCGAAGGAGTTGGAGTAATTAACATAGACGGTCCAATCACAAAATCTGGAGGAATGTCCAGTCTTGGAATGATGCAACTTTCTCACATTATGTTAAGAATGGCTCAGGACGAACGCATAAAATGCTTTATGATTGCAGGAGACAGTAGTGGAGGTAGTTCAGCGGCTGTTGAATTAATGACTGATGCTATTTGCGAAGTTAAAAAGACAAAACCTGTTTATGGTTTAGTTACAAAAGGAGGAATGTCCGCTTCAGCAATGTACGGAATTCATTCTGCTTGTAATAAAATCTTCGCAGAAAGCGAAATGAGTATTGTCGGTTCTGCTGGAACTATGATTCAATTCGAAGGAAAAGCAGCTAATACAACTGACAAAGACGGAACGAAAAATATCCGTTTATATGCTACTAAATCAGTTAACAAAAACAAAGGTTTTGAAGAAGCCTTAAATAACGATAATTATACTGTTTTAGTTAGTGAATTATTGGATCCAATCAATGAGAATTTTCTTTCTATGATTGTTAAAAATCGCCCTATGTTGAAAGGAACAACTTTTGACACTGGCGAAACTGTTTTTGCAAAAGAAGCAATCGGAACTTATATCGACGGTATAGCATCTTTTCAACAGACAGTTAAATTACTTATGACTGATTATAAATCAAATTATAGTTCAACGACAAAAAATAAAAATAATTCTAATTTAACAACAAATTCTATGACACTTGAAGAATTGAAACAGCAGCACCCTGCGACATATAACAGCATCTTTGAGGCTGGAGTAAGTTCAGAGCGTGATCGATCTGGAGCTTTTTTAGCACATATCGAAACCGACCCACAAGCGGTAAAAAAAGGTATTTTAGCTGGTAATCCTCTTACCGCTACAGAACGCGAAGAACTTTTGGTAAAAGCAAGTTCTCAAAGAAACATCGCTACTCTTGAAAAAGAAAGTGCTCCAGCGATTACAACTGCTGAATCTACAACCGCGGACAAAGCTCAGGAAACAGAAGAGAAATCATTCTACGCTGAAGTAGCTAAATCATTATAAAAAATGGAAAGCGTAAACCAAAGAAATGTAACCCGCAATCAATCGACTGCTGATTACCAAGTAAAAAGAATCTTTATTTTTGACAACCGCTTCAAAGAAGGAGTTTACAAAAATACAGACGTAGCTGAAGCAACTTTAGCGCCTTACAGTTTAGCTGCAAGAAGTGCAACAATTGTTGACGGATTAATTCCAGTAACCGCAGCTAATTTGGCTGATGTAATTGGAATTACTGCTAACGAACAAGATATTGTTCTTGCCGCAGCAGGTACCACAAATATCAATATTTGTACAAAAGGAACTATCGAAGCAATTCACTTGGCTTTGCCAGCGACAGTGACTTTGAATACGGTTGTAGGAGCTAAAACCTTGAAAGACGTTCTTGAAGGGCTTGGATTCCACATCGAAGAAAATGCAGTAGAAAACACTAAATTCGACAATTAAAGATGATTACTTTAAACCAGCACCGTAAAGGTATCACGCAAACTTTGATCGCTAAATTTAGCGATGACAAAGAACCAAAACAAGGTTTATCCTCGTTTTTTCCAACCAAAACGACTGCAAGTAAATTGATCTCAATTGAGGTTGAAAGAAACTTGCAAACCGTTGCTGTTGATGTACAGCGTTGCACAGACCCTGTAAGAAATATTTTCAGTAAATCTACTGAGAAAATCTTCGAACCGCCTTATTATAATGAGTCTTTCGATTTCACTGCTTGTGATCGTTATGATGTTACATTCGCACAAAACAATGGTCCAACCAAAGTCGATGCTACAATGTTAATTCGTGACGCTTCTTCAAAAGTGAAAAAATTGAAAAACAAAATCATAAGAGCGATTGAAATCCAACGTTCTCAAGTCCTTCAGACTGGAATTGTTGTGTTGAAAAATGGTGACTCAATTGACTACAAACGTAAAGCCGGCTCAATGCCTGTCTTGGCGGGTGCTGCTAAATGGGACGCTCCAACAACTTCGACTCCGTTAACAGACTTTAAAACTGGAATGGACTTTCTTCGTGAAGAAGGATTATCCGGAGGTACCACTGTTAATGCTGTATTTGGAAGCTCTGCTTTTCAAAACTTTATGGCAAGTACTCAGGTAAAAGAGCAAGCGGAATGGAGAAAAATCAACAGAATTGAAATCAATATGCCTCAATTCGACAATGTTTCCGGAATGGTATATCAAGGACAGTTCGCTGCCGGAGATTACATCGTAAACATTTGGACGTATAACGAATTTTATGTTCACCCGGTAACGAGCGTGAAAACAAAATTCATTGACGCAAACAATGTGGTTTTAATTGCTGATGACTTCGAAGGAGTTACTTCTTTCGCTGGTGTTCCTGCAATTCTTGGAGATGCTGTTAATGGACAGTACGTTGCTCCGATCGAAGGTGAATTTTACGTTAGAGACGTAATCGATCAAATCAAAATGGCTTGGGATTTTATCATCTCCTCTGCTCCTCTTGTAGTTCCTGTTTCAATCGACAGAATCTATACAATCAAAACCGCTTAATCTTAAAAAGAAGAAAAATGGCAAGATATAAAGTAGCTGTAATAGCAGTCTTATTGAAAAATAATAAGACTGCTCCAGCAGGAGAACTGGTTGAAGAAAATCAGTTCGCAACGAAAGTTGAAGACCTTGTAAAAGGTGGTTATGTAGTTAAACCTACAGCCGACGAAATTAAAGAGTGGAAAAAACTTCACGAAGAAAAAGCGGATCCAAAAGCAGAAGCAGCCGCGGCCGCAGAAGCCGCAGCCAAAGCCGCAGAAGCAGCCAAAGCAGACGCTGATGCAAAAGCGGCCAAAGATGCAAAAGCAGACGCTGATGCAAAAGCGGCCAAAGATGCAAAAGCAGACGCTGATGCAGCAGAAGCAGCCAAAGCACTTGAAGTTAAGAAATAATGTCCGGAAAGCTATTACAAGCAGCGAGGCTTGATGCTTTGAAGTTCATTAGCAAAGGAGGGTTTGAAGAAGATATAGTTCTGACTCATCCCTCCGGAGCACCTTTTCTTGATATTACAGGAATTCATTCTAAACATTGGATTAATTTCGATACCAATGGAAGTCAAGTAAATTCGAAAAATGCACACGTTTTAATCAGTGAAAAAGTTTTAATTGATTTGGAGTATCCGGTAAGAAATTCTAAAACTGGAAACATTGATTTAAAAAATCACAGAATTACAGTAAAAGACTCAACACTTATTGAAAAAGAATATATCATTAACGAGTGTTGGCCAAGCGAAACATTTGGACTTATTGTTTGTATTTTAGGTGACTATAAATTATAAAATATGGCTGCAATTATAACTCACATTATTCCTGATCAAAACTTTGAACTTGTTAGAGATTTAATCGGTGCAATCATAAAAGAAGAACTTGAAAATCAAAAAGTATTAAAAGATCTGGACGAGGATATCAATGTTTATCAAGAACGAACAACTCCTTTTTCAAATGCGGAAGAATTAGCAATCAATGTTCTTTTAAGTTCTGCAAATTACAGCGGAATGACTCAAAAAGATTCTCAAGGACGTACGATGTTTTTTATAGACATTTACACAAACGGAAAAGCGAGTCCGGAATTAACAGGAGATTTGGATTCTTCAATACGACTTCATAAGTACATTGGTTTAATTCGTTACATTTTGCAATATTCAGAGTATAAAACTTTGTCTTTACCTCCGGGAATAATAGCAGGCGGCAGCGTGGATGATTTTGCTATTTTAGATCCTACTTTACAGCAGGATTCGAGTTTTACAAGAATGGGAAGAATTTCAGTTTCTTACAGAATTCAAGAAGAACAACAATTAGTTCAAGGAGTAGCTTTTGAAGAAATCAGAACTCAGGTTAAATTAGCCGAAACAGATTTAGGGTACCAATACCAATTAATCAATTAAAAAAAATAAAAAATGCAGACAATTTCTACAGCCATTGGATTAGAAAGAATCAGTAGAACTTCCGGATACGAAATCAAGAAAGGTTTTTTTGACAACGACACGCCGAATCTTCCTCAGATTGTTGCTATATTAGCTCAGGCTAATACAGCAAATCAAGGCGCAATTAGCACCGACAAAAAAGAAATTACGACAGCGGAAGAGGCTGGTCAGTTGTATGGATATGGAAGTCCTATTCATCAAATTATGCGAATTCTTCGTCCTACTGGTTCCGATGGAATTGGAGGAATACCTACAATTGTTTTTCCACAGATGGAAGCAGTTGGAGCGACAGCAACAACCATTGAGTTTTCAGTTGTTGGAGTAGCAACAAAGAACTCAACACATTATTTAAGAATTGCAGGACGCGAAAACCTCGATTTCAAAGCATATTCTTTTTCTATTGTAAAAGACGACACAGCTACAATGATCGCGCAAAAAATAACGGATTCCGTTAATGGTGTGTTATCTTGCCCTGTAATTGCTTCGCACGTTGCAGGAGTTATCACTTTTACAACAAAATGGAAAGGTTTAACTTCTGCAAGTTTGAAAATCGAATTCAACACGAATAACGAGGCTTCTGGAGTTACATACGCACAAACAGCCACCACTCTTGGAGCTGGTTCTGCTGATATTTCTGACGCTATTTTGCAACTCGGAAATGATTGGTACACGTCTGTAATCAACTCTTATGGCGCTGCAACTTTTGAAATCTTGGAACAAGTAAACGGAAAACCGTCTGCAACAAGTTCAACAGGTCGTTATGAAGGCTCAATCTTTAAACCGTTTATGTCTTTCTTTGGAAGTGTTTTGGACGACAAAGATGATTTGGCTTTGATTACAAATAATGTTTCAAGAGTTGAAGAAGTTACTCACGTGCTTTGTCCTGCTCCTAAATCTTCTGCATTCCCTTGGGAAGCTGCTGCTAATGTGGTACGCTTGTTTGCAAGAACAATGCAAGACGCTCCGGAAATTGACGTTAACGGACAATCTTATCCGGATATGCCTACTCCAGTAAGCGGAATTATCGGAGATATGTCTGTTTACAATAACAGAGATTTCTTGGTAAAAAAAGGGTGCTCGACTGTTATTTTGGATAAAGGAGTTTACAAAATTCAAGAAATTGTAACAACTTATCATCCAGAAGGAGAAAGTCCTTTACAATATTCTTATTGTAGAAACTTGAATTTGGACTGGAACGTGAAAGATTCTTACTCAGTTTTGGAAACTTTGAAACTAAAAGACAAAGTATTAATCCGTGACGAACAAGCCACTGATTCATTAAATGCAATCAAGCCAAAAGAATGGAAAGCACTTCTTTATGATTTGATTGATGATTTAGCAAAAGCCGCTTTAATCAACGACCCGGATTTTTCAAAGAAAAGTTTAAGAGTTCAAGTTTCTGGAGCTAATCCAAACAGATTTGAAACTTTCTTCCGTTACAAAAGAACAGGAATCGCAAGAATCGAGTCAACAACTGTTGAGGCTGGTTTTTAATTTTTAACCCTATAAAACAAATAAAATGGCAAAGTATATTGGAGGTGATATTATAGAAGCAGTTTGCAACCACCCGACTTTAGGCGATTTTCGTTTTGCTGCAAAAGCGAACGAGTCTTTTACTTTGGACCCGGGAGGAATAAGAACGAATGATGATGCTAATTCGGTAACTGGAAACGGTGAAATGATACAGCAAAAGAATCGTGTTCTTTGGTCTTTGGAAGGTCCAATCGCAGTTGATATGATTTCCGGAAACGAACTGGAAAATTTACCAAAATTAGCAGAAAGTTCCGATCTTTCAACTTGGACTTTAACTCACATTTCGGGAGTTATTTACAAAGGAAAAGGAATTCCTGTTGGTGATTTACAAATCGACTCGAACACAGCTCAAATGACTTTAAAAGTCGCTGGAGGAGGAAAACTGGAAAAAATCAGTTAATAAAAAAGATATAAAATATCAGATACAAAAAACCTATTGAAAAATAGGTTTTTTTTATGAATAATTTTTTGTATAGTTTTTTTGTTTATATTTGTTGTCTTAATAATATTAACGAAAAACGAAAAAAATGAGTACAAATGAAAAAGAATATGTAGTTTCTGAGGAAATTGCTATTAAAGAAATGCAAGACTTTGTCGAAAAATGGGACGACAAAAAGAAAAAAGATTGGGAAATACAAGATTTGTATCCTCAAGTCTTAATCGCTATTCAAGAAGGACTTTTGGTAATTGGAGCAGACAAAAAACCTGTTTTTAATTTGAAGTACCCAATTAAAACAGATGAAGGAAATGTCGCTCTTGACGTTGTTACTTTTAGAACAAGAATTCGTCCGCAACAACTTTCCGACATTATGAAAGGACTTGACATTTCAAAAAACCAAATCGAATATACGTTAAGATGTTTTGCTTTTTTAACTGGACAATCGATTTCAATGTTAAATAAATTAGAGAAATTTGATTACAAAGTAATCGACCAAATTTCAACAGTTTTTTTGTAAATTTTCCGAATGAGACTTCAGTTCTCAATATGATTAAAACCGTTGCAAGGAGTTTTAAATGGGCTTCTCCTGAGGTTTTAAAAAATATGTATTGTGACAAAGAAGACTTTGAAGGAATCGTTTTTTGGTATGAAGATGTCGAAGAACAGCACGCAGAAATTGAATCAAAAAAAAATAAAAAGTAATGGCCGCAACCTTAAAAATCCCCACTATATTTACAGCAGTTGACAAAATCTCTTCTGTGGTTAGAAATATGGGTAAAAACGTTCAAGGCTTTGCTAATAAAATGGAATCCGGAATAGGAGCTGGAAACCGAATTTTTAGAAAATTAACTCCATCAATAGGAGAGGCTGGTAAACAATTACTTTCATTTGTTTCTGCTGCTGCTATTGCTGGAGCTATGATTTCCGGACTTACTTTTTCTACTGACTCTTTAATGGAATACGAAACAGCAGTAAAATCATTCCGGACTATTGTGTCCGATTTGCCTGATGCTGATTTTTCTAAATACGAAAAATCAATCGGAGGAGTAGCTAAGAAGACAAAAATGAGCACAATTGATGTCGCAAAATCTTACGAAAAAATAGCTGGACTAAATTCAAGTTTTGCTAAAACTTCGGAAGGACTTGCAAAAGTTTCCGAAGCCGCTATTACTTTATCAAAAGCATCCGGAGATGATTTAGGCGTTTCTGCCGAAAACTTAGTTGGGATTATGAACCAATACAGTATGGGCGCTAATGAAGCAAATAAAGCGATTAACATTCTTGCAGCAGGACAAGCAGTAGGAGCTTCTTCAATCACACAATCCGCAGAGGCTTATAAAAATTACGGTTCGGTAGCAAAAAGCGCAAACATCACATTAGAAGAATCTCAAGGAATTATTCAAACTTTAGCGAAGTTTAATATAATGGGTGCCGAAGCAGGAACTAAAGCAAGAGGAGTTACTTTACAGTTGCAAAAAGCCGGATTAGGATACAGCAAAGGACTCTTTAACCAAGCAGAAGCATTAACAACGTTAAGCGGTAAATTAGGTAAATTAAAAACAGCAAAAGAAAAAGATGCTTTAATAACTAAAGTTTTTGGAGCGGAAAACATTACTGCTGGAAAAATTTTATTAGGAAATCAATTGCTTACTCAGCAATACACTAAAGGAGTAACAGGAACAAGTGAAGCGTCGAAAGCAGCAGCTATAAATTCAGACACGATGTCTAATGCTATTAAAGAAGCTAAAAATTCTTGGGTTAATATGATAACTACAAGCGACAAAGCAAAATCCGGAATGGAAAGCGCAAAGAACGTGATGAAGTTTGTTGCCGAAAATATGAGCGAAATTGTTTCAGTTGGAACAAAAGTATTGATATTTTTCGCTGCTTTCAAAGCGTTGTTATTAGGTGCTTCTGCTGTCATGGCTGGTTATAATATTGTTTTAGGAATTCAAGGAGCACTTTCCGGAGCTGCTTCAATAGCAATTGGACAAAGTACTATCGCATTAACAGCATATAAGATCGCGACTGGAGTTGTTACTGCTTGGCAATGGTTGCAGGTAGCTTCGACATCCGCAGTGACATCAGCGCAATGGGCTTGGAATGCTGCAATGGCTGCCAATCCTATTGGATTAATAATCATTGCGGTAGGCGTGCTGATTGGACTCGTAGCATTGATCATTTCAAAATGGGACTCTTGGGGTGCTGCTCTTTCTATTTTTCTTGGACCTCTTGGACTTGTTATTTCCTTGATTCAGTCATTCAGAAGAAACTGGGATATGGTTGTAGCTGCTTTTCAAACTGGAGGAATTCTTGGAGGAATTAAAGCAATTGGACGAGTATTATTAGACGCTATTTTAATGCCTGTTCAGCAGTTGTTAGAATTGCTTTCTAAGATTCCGGGACTTGGAGATTTAGCTGGAGCAGGTGCTAAAAAAATACTTGAAATTAGACAAAACCTTGGAGTAGATACAACGGACGGAAAAACTAAACCGACTTTAGAATCCCCTGATGTAGCACAATCAAGAGCAACTTCTGAATCAATCCAAACACAAAGGAATACGATTGATATGAATGTAACGACAGGAACAGGAGCAGACGTTTCAACTAAGCAAAAAGGTCCTTTAAACATTCCTATTAAAGTAACACCTACAAATGGTCAAAGATAATGAGCAAAGATATTCTTTTATACGAAACAGGTAACGGAGGAGACATGTTGATTTTAAACAACGACATCGCTCTCGTTGAAATTCTTTATCAGCAAGTTTACCTTTCTCTTTTTGGAGGAAACATCGAAGCAAGCACAAAAGGAAATGAATTACCCACTGAAATCAGACAAGATTGGTGGGGTAATTCATTGCAGTTTAGAGAAAAAAAGGAAAAACAATTCAATTCTCAAACTGAAAGGATTTTAAATACAACCGCGATGAATAGTGCTGGAAGAATTGAAGTAATTCGTGCAGTACAGGATGATTTAAAATATTTAAAAAACATTTCTGATATACAAATAAATGTTATAATTTTAGGACTTAATAAATTAAAAATCACAATTCTTTTAAAATCTCCAAGTAATAAAGAAAATAAAATTCTTCAAATTATTTGGGACGATGCACGTTTAGAAGTAGTAATCGACAAACAGATATGAAACCAATTCCAACCATAGAAGAACTATTTATTAATCTTGAACGCGACTTAAAAAATAAGTTAAATTTGCAAGATTCTGATTTGAAGTTTGTGACTGATGCGGTTTGTTCTGTTTTGGCAGCTCAAAACAAATTAATCTATTTGTATTTGATTGACGTTCAAAATAACTTATTTCCGGATACTGCTGACACGGCAGAAGATGGCGGTCAGTTAAACAGAATGGGTGCTATTTATTTAAACAGGCAGCCAAAACCAGCAACTGACGGACGTTATATAATTCAATTAACTGGATTAATAAATTCTCAAATTAGAGCAGGATTAACTTTTAAATCAAACGAAGACAGTTTAAATCCAGGCAAATTATTTATCACAGACCCGTCTTATACTTTAGCAGGTGTTGACGATTTTATTGAAATACGTTCTTTGGATTCTGGAATCGGGTCCTCACTTGCTGTCGGTAATCAATTAACAATTACTGAGCCAGTTTTAGGCGTTGAAAAAACAGTTCAAATCACTGGAATAGTAAATTTACCAATAGAATCAGAGTCTATTGATACTTACAGAAAAGCAATAATCGACTCTATACAGATGGAGCCGCAAGGAGGAGCGCGAACAGATTATAGGCTTTGGAGTTCTGATGCTCAAGGAGTAAGAACAGTTTATCCTTATGTAAAAGAAAATCAAGCAGGTGTGGTTCAAGTTTTTGTTGAAGCTACTACAATTGACTCAACAGACGGAAAAGGAACTCCTACTCAATTTATTATGGACAATGTTAGAGATGTTATTGAGTTTGATCCGGACACAACTCTTGCAACAAACGACAGAGGCAGAAGACCAATTCAAGCAATAATTGAAGTTTTGCCTATAACGTTAAAACCAGTTGATATTGAAATATACGACATCGAACAAAATAGCGTATCAATTCAAGACTTAATCAGAACTAATCTAAACTTATATTTAGAAAACGTTCGTCCGTATATTGCAGGAGCTGACTTAACAAGAAACAAAAATGATATTTTAAATTCTGCAAGGCTTCAAGGAGTTGTTTCAGACTCTCTTGGTAATACTAATTTCTTTATGGATTTCAAAATGTTTGTTGATGGACAGCAGGAAAATTTATTTGTTCTTTCTCATTCAAATATACCATATTTACGAAACATCACATACTTGAATTCATAATGTATCAAAAGACTAAAAATAGCACCCAACACGGAATCGGAACACCACACGGCAGTAAAACTCCGCACAGGTATCCGACTAAAACAAGCGATGCTCAAGATTTATTAGGTTTAGTAAACCAGCTCTACCCAACCGGGCGAGCTTGGTATCTTCCGGAAAATGGAGTCTTTCAGAATTTTCATAAAGCAGTTAATACTTCTTTTTTAAGAATTGTTAATGACATATACAGCACAATTGACAGCTCGATTCCAGACAACGAAAATTTCAGCGAAGAGGATTGTTTATTGTGGGAATATAAGTTAGGATTAAATTCTGGACAAGATTTAAGTTTAGACCAAAGAAGATTAATTATTGCAAAAAAGATTGGATTTCCTCAAAATATAAAAGCTCGTCAGGGTGTAAAATACATTCAAGAGCAGCTAAATCTTTACGGATTTAATGTAGGCGTTTATGAAAATATTTTTTATGATATTAACGGAAATCCTTATTATAAATCTCCTGCTGAAATAATAGCCTTGTCCGTAGCTACTACTCAGCACGATGAAAACGTTCAACACGGAGAATCGACTCAACACGGGTCCGGAAATTTTGAAGTGATTGCAAATAGTTCTTATTCTGAAAGTTATAGTATTGGAGGAAATGAAAATTTATGGGCAACTTTTTTCATCGCAGGAATAAATGACCTCACGCAATCTGCTGCTATTCCTCAATCACGAGAAACAGCATTTCGCGAATTAGTTTTAAAACTCAAACCAGCTCATACAGTAGCATTCATATTTGTAAATTTTCAATAAAATGGCAAGAAGTAAAGCAACCCAAACCAATATTGATGGAGCCGATTTAGGCAACTATCCAGACAAAAGAATTAGAAACAATGACGGGTCCGGTAATGGAACTCCAGTCACTGAAGCAGTTTACGGAGATATCCACGAATTTTTCGCAAGAATTATGCGACTTGCTGGAACGACTTATAACGGTCTTCCGGACAATGTTACAAACGGATACCAATTAGTCGATGCTTTTTCTTTTCTTGCAAACAAAAATAATTTCATTTACAGTTTAAGTTCTGTTGGTGGAATTTTGAGTTTAAGTTTGAAATTATCTAAGCTAAAAGCGGACGAGTTTTTAATTTGCCAAGCATCTTCTAATTTAGGAGCCGAAACACAAATTAAAGGTTCCGATGCAGTTGTTTTTCCTATTGTTACCGAAGGAAATTTCAAAATAGGAGAATTTGTAAGAGTTATAAAAACCTTAGCAGGATTCACCTTGATTCGTTTAGCAGACGATATCAGTTTAGACTTAATGGCTACTGAATTACTATATTTAAAGAAAGCATTATATGCTCAAGAAATAGCTGGAGTATTGGACACAGTAGCGACAAATCCGCTTTCTAATGCGTTGGCTTTTGTAGAGCGTGTAAATGGAGCCAGTAGTTCTGTTTCGTTAGCTAATTTATTAAGAAACGGACTTTATCCGAAAGAACATTTTGCTATTGTAGCAAATTTAGGAGTTAGTGATATAAAGAATAAAGGTTGGTTTTCCGGATTTGATATTTCTGGAAGCGATGGTGCGCTTCCAGTTAATGGAAATATTACCGCAGCCTTAGCTTCTATACCTTCCTCAGGAGATAGCTTTGTAACTGTAACTATGCAAAACGCAATGATTAACAATAATTATATCGTAAAAATTTACATACAAGGAGAGTCTTCAAATATTAATTTAGATAATGATATTTGCACACCTGTATTCAAACCAATTTCAACAACTCAGTTTCAGTTAGGATTTAGAGAAATCGCAAGTCAAGTTCAGAATTTAAAAGTACATTTAGAAGTGGTGCAATTATAAAAATAAAAGAAATGAGAACGATAAAAGAACAAAATATTCCACAGGAAACAGATTACGATAAATTTCCAGATAGCACAATAAAAAACGAAACTGAAACCGAACAAGGAACTCCAGTTGTTCGTGAAATTTACGGAGATTTGTTGACTAATATTTACGCTTTTTTGCGTGAAAGAGGTATAAATCCAAATCAACTGGAAGATAATCAGTTAAACGGATATCAATTAATTCAAGCACTTAAAAGAAATGTTAACGAATTAAATGACGAAGAAAAGATTTTGTCTCTCGATGGACTAAACTGGACGATTTCTCTGGACTTGTCCATAATCCCAGATAAATATTTTCAATTTGTTAGAGTTACTGAAAATTTAAACGATACTTTAGTTTATCAGTTTAAAGGTTCTGGAGTCGATTTATTGCCTTTCGTAATCTCTTCTTCTTTTAAAACAGGAGACGAATTATTACTAATTATAGATCAGTCCGGAGTGAGATACTATAATTTATCAGCATCTTCTCAGCAAGGTTTAGACTCTGTTTTTACAGTTTTCGGAACTCCTTTAGCTTTTAACGATTCTTTAGATAAAATTTGGTACGAAGAACAAGGGTCTTTTTTTAACGACCTTCCTGAGTCAAAAAATATACAAGGTATTATTCGTTCTTTTTTGTCAGATGCTACTGTTTTAATTTACGATAGTTTTTCATATAAAGAAAATATTTTTTGTGTTTCTTTTAGCGTTTCTGATTTGACTTATAAATTGTGGAAATTTTCTTATAGTGATTTGAATGCTCCGGTTCTTATAAATACAGTTGGATTCGTTTTTGGATCAGCTACGAATTTCGAAATGCACACCTATTTTGATGGAGAATTTTTGTACTTCACAAATGCTGCAAATAATAACATTTTGGACAATCTAATTTATAAATGTTCGTTGGATTCGACAAGCAATTCAGCAGCGTTAATTTCTCAATTCTCATTAGACCTGTCTTTTTTAAAATCAACTAATACCGTTGTTAATTCTAATGGATTTGTATCCTTGATTAACGGAGTTTTAAAATCTTTTGATTTTATAGGAGGTATTGCTATTTTAGGTAATTTCAACTCCTTTATTGGAAATATTTTTAAGATCAAATCAAACATATATTACTCAAATGGAGAAGTAGCAAAAAAATGGTTAATAAATAATTAAAATGAGATTAGACGTTAATACAGCAGCCGTGATAAAATTCACTGACAAATTGGAACAGATTTCAAGGTCTGCTTTGCCAGTTGCTGTTAGATTGACGCTCACTTCTGCTGCTTTTGAAACTAAAAGACTTGTCCCTATTGTTGCCTCCAGTAAATTTATTACAAGAAATAAAAGTTTTTTTCGTTCTTTAACCATTGTTAATAAGGCTGGAGGATGGGACATAAATTCAATGCAATCGGAAGTTGGTTTAAATAACACAAAAGACAAAGTCGTTTCCGGACTTGAAAGACAGGAATCAGGAGGAACTATAAAAGGCAGAGGATTAATCGCGATGGATACCGCAAGGGTTTCAAAAAACCACAACAAGAAAATATCCGGAGCTAACCAGTTGCAAAATATTAAACTTTCCAATTCAAGAAGAAAAGGAACAGGTACTGGATTTGTAATGATTAAAAAAGGAAATAAAGGAACAATTTTTAAAACCAAATCCAATGGAGGTAAAAGAAATTTAATACCTTTGTATTCCTTTTCAAAAGGTAGGCAAGTAAGCATCAAAAGAAGTCCTTTTATGGAGCCTGCTTCATTAAGAGCTCAACAAAGAATTCCTTTCTTGTTTATAAAAGAAGCGGAAAAACAAATTAAAAGACATTTGAAATGACTTGGAAAGATAAATTAGAAAATAGCGTTTTTTCGATTACAACTGGAGACGGAAAAGTATTTAAACCGCTTTGGAAACCCGGCAGCAAATCAAAAGACTTTAACGGGTCTATTTTTGATTTTATAGAAGTCGAAGGTTCTTTTGTGGACAGAAAAAAAGCTAAATCAAATAAACATACTTTGTTGTTTTGGTTTCAAGGCGAAGACAATATTGAGCAAGCGGACTCTTTTGAAACTTCTGCAAATGATCCAAGAGCTTGGAGAATTGATCATCCTTTTTATGGCACTTTAAACGGACAACCTCTTTCTCTTGGAAGAGTTGATTCTAATTTAAACGTTACTGAAATAACCGTTGATTTTTGGGAAAGCATTACGGACCAGTTTCCGAAAAGAAGTGTTTCTTTAATTGATAGTTTACGAAATAAGGGACTTGTCCATTCCGATTCTTCTGCTCAAATATATGCTTCGAAAGTAAACTTGAAGCCTATTGATCAAGCTACTGTAAAACAAAATATTACGAATTTCAGTTTAAGATATGATTCGTTGTTAGACGATTTAAACTATCCTCAATATCAATCAGCATTAAGCAAGGCATTTGAATCAGTAAATTCAATTATTACAGATCCATCTTCTGCAATAAGCGATGTTAATACTTTGATTGCTTTGCCAAGCGAGTTTTCAAAGAGCGTAAAAGATAGATTAAACCTTTTAACTGAAATATATAAAGACGCGAAAGAAACGCTTAAATTGTCTAACCGAAATAATAAATCTTACTTTGAAGCAACTGGAGGAGCTGTGATTTCTGCCGTGGCTAATACGCTTGTAACTCCTCTTTCAAACGACTACATTACAAGAGTTCAAATTCAAAAGTTAACAGCGGATTTTATAGCCTTATATAATGATTATTTAAAAACACTCGATGCAGCTCAAATCTCAATAACGGATGCAAGCAATTCTTTTTCTATTGGATATCAATCTCAAGCAATTTTAAACAGCATCGTTATTGAAACTTTGTCTAATTTATATGCTTTAGCTTTTGACTCTAAACAAGAAAGAATCGTTTTAACGGACAGGGATACGAATTTAATTTTGCTTACTCATAAATATATGGGTCTTGACGTAAACGACGAAAATATTGATAGTTTTAGAAAAATCAATAACATAAAAAATAAGTCTTTATTTGTGATTAAAAAAGGACGACAAATCAAATACTTTGTATAATGAAAATTAAAATCAACAACGTCTTTTATATTCACTTCAACGACTTTACATTGACAAGTCCATTGGACAGCGTTGCTTCGTCTTTTTCTTTTACAGTTCGTTACGACCCAAAAAATAAAGAACATCGCGAATTGTTTCGTCCTTTAGCTTTTCACGGAGTGGAATTCTACAACGACAAAGGTCAAGTTTTCTTTACCGGAACGATAGTTTCTCATAATTTCAACTCAAAAGAATCTCCTGATTTAGTTCAATTGTCTGGATATTCGTTGCCGGGTATTTTGGAAGATTGTACAATACCATATTCAGCGTACCCTTTGGAAAGTTTAAGCAGCAGTTTGAAGGAAATTACCGAAAAAATACTGAAAAATTTTGGACTTGTTTTAAGAATTGATAGTTCAGTTGCAAAAGAAGTCAACACGCCATATAAGAAATCAACAGCAAAACCCGAAGGAGTTGTCAAAGATTATTTAGCTAAATTAGCAGCTCAAAGGAACATAATTTTGTCTCACGATATTCACGGAAGACTTGTTTATTTTAGACCTGATCCGGATGCTAAGGCGATTAGATTTTACAACAAAGAGAACACGACAAGAATGGGTCTTGATATAAGTGGACAAGGAATGCATAGCGAATTGACTATTTTAAGGCAGCAGCCCGGCAAGGACAAGTCCAATGTTTCCGCTTCGGATACTATAAAAAATCAATTAGTAAAAAAGTACAGACCATCAGTTCAATTAATGACTTCGGGAGAAGAAACAGACACGAAAGCCGCTGTTGAAAATTACCTTGCCGACGAGTTGAAAAACATTAAACTCGACATTGACATTAACAGATGGGACGGAATGATGACTGGAGATATAATTGAAGTTCAAAACGATGAAATCTTTATCCATAAAAAGACAAGATTTATGGTTGCCAGTACAACAATAAGCGAAAATTCAGACGGAAGAACGATGTCAATTAGTGCTGTATTGCCGGAGTCTTTTATTGGAAAAACACCTAAAAACATATTCGATGATATCAATTAGTAAAATAAGCAGTTCTGTTATTGAAAAAGGATACAGGATATTAAAAGTTTTGGAGTTTGGCCCAAAGACAGCGGATGAATGTGCTCCATTTGGTGACGATTCTAATCCTTTAAAAGGAATGTCTGCTATATTCGCTGAAACAAGTGTAGAAGGAGAGCCAGTTATAATTGGTTACTTAAACGAAAATCAGTTAGCTGCGGCAGGTGAAAAAAGAATATACAGTCTGAAACCTGATGGAACTTTAAGTTCTTTTATTTGGCTTAATAATGATGGAAAAATCCAGTTAAATGGAAATACCGACAACGCTGTTCGATATGCTAAATTAGAAGAGGCTATTGGTTTAATGGACACGTCCATAAATGCAGAACTTACAAAGATCGTAACTGCTATTTCAACTCTTGGCGGTTCTTATGCAATGGAACCAATTCAAACGGACATATCCGCTGCAAAAATAGATGATTTAAAAACTTCTTAGCAAATGACAGTTTAATACGCTGCATAATGTGTAAGAAGTTTTTAACCATCGTATTGTCATTAAGGTAAAAATCTTTTTACTCAAGAAATTAAAAGTTTAAAAGTTTCAAAATCTATTGGATAAACATCGCAAGAATTTCTGAAAGATAACTCGAATTTTTGAGTGCATTCTGAAAAAACAATAGCTAAATCTTCAAATTGCTCTTCTGTCTTAGAAACTTTTGTTAATGTAAGACTCTTTTCTTTAAGTAGATTCCAAATGATTAATCTTTGTTTAGGTGTTGATTTTTTTAAACCCATTCCTTGATTTTGTTTAAAAGAAGCCATAATTTCTATTTGTTTGTTTTAGCTTTATTGCTGAGACAAATATATAACTTGATTTGAGTTAATCAATCACAAACTTGATTTTTAACAAAATTTTAACATTTGACAATTAAAACTGAATAGTCTTGGTTTTTACGTTTTCAAGCATTTGTTCTACTTCTTTTATAGTAAGTCCTTGAAAGTCCAATTCAGTACAGCAAATCGCTTCTTTTACGGTTCTTGCAAGCCTCCAAACACCTCCTTGACTTTCTAATATACGAGCCCATTCAAGCTGCTGCTCTATGTGTTCCCTTTTATGTCGCGTTCCGGGTTCCTTAATTTCAATACCTACAATCAATTTAAAGTCAAAATATATAAAATCCGAAACTCCGGGAAAGATACCAATTGATCTTGCCTGCATAGCTTGCAGGGCATTATTTCTTTCGTTTGAAACGTGAAAGAGTTGTCCTCTTTTCAACGGAAAAAGCTCGCTATATTTGCGAGCTATATCCGATTGAAGTCTAATTTCAGACATTACTAAAAAGGTAAATCGTCTTCCGGTTCAAATGTATCAGAAGAAGCAGCTCCAGCAGAGTCCTGAGTTTGTGCTGCAAATTCCTTAATACTTCCGAGAATTGGCTGAATCGCTTTTGCTTCTTCTTTTTCTTCGTCTGTTTTAAGTGCTTTGTAATCTTCGGTACTCAAAGATTTAGCAATAAACCCGTTTTGTCCTTTGTCGTCTTGTTCGTCTTTTACGATTATTCTAACAGGAACATAAACCGGAACAGATCCGTCTTCAGCGGGTTTTCCCAATGTCAATTTGTTGACTGCAAAAGGAATAAATATTCCATCAACTGGACCTGTTTTTCCTTTACAAGTCATTTTCACGTGCTTCATTTTTGTTAAAGCGATACTTCCAGATAAAATTCTCTGTCCTGCCATTTTGTTATTTATTTAAGTTATTAAAAAGGTAAATCGTCGAAATTAACTTCGACTTTTATTGTTGGTTCCACGTGGAACTGATTTTCTTGTTGTTTTGGCTGCTCTCCTTCTTTGATAACCCTTGGTTCTTGAGGATTAGGCGGAGGCGGCAATTGTTTTGGTTCCTTTGGAAGATCGTAACTGATTTCTTTTTTTTCTTCTTTATTTCCTGCTTTGAAAAAGTCTATTTCTTCATATAGGATTTCTTTCAAACTTTCTCCTTCTTCAAGCCATCTATTTACAGTCGATTCCATTATTTGAATTCGCTGCTTTAATGCGTTCAAATGTATTGGACTTTTCTTAATTATTTGAATGGTAATTTCCGTTTCGTTACACCATTCTTCATAATAATCCATTATGTTTTCAACTCGCAAATATACGTTTATATCTTTAGGAGGACTCGCAACAACGTAATAATTTTCTTCGACATCCCAAGCTAACATTTGGCCTTGAGTTTGCCAAAAGTCAGTTCCTTTTTCGTCCATTAAATCAAAAGTACGATCATATAAAGAACTCCAACTTGCACACGCTTTAAATTCTCCGGAACCAACTATTTGTCCATCAAATTCTCTTTTTACAATAGCGTCAGAACTTACTCCAGCAGTAGGAAATTCGTCGAATGCTTTGTATCCAACTTTTTCAAGGACAAGTCCAGATTCTAACAATTTTTCAGCAGCTCTTCTAAATATTAACGGCTCAATAATTGTTCCGTATTTCATTTCTTTTGTCGAATCGCTTTGAATGTATCTTCCAGTTTTTCTTTCCATTGCGTTGGCAAAGATATACTTCAATGCTCCTTCGCTGAAAAAATAAACCTTTTCATTGTTAAACCAGTCCAATCTTCCTCCTCTGGCGTTACAAGTCATACAGTTTTTAAACTGAGAACCAGTCCAATTACCACGTCTTTCTTCTTGCCATAATTCTGTTCTTTGCAGTTCGTTTCCTTGAAAATTACCTTCGTTTTCATCTTCTTCCGGATCATACAAACTACTATTTATTTCTAAATCAGAAATTTTTATCGGTGCTATTTGTAAGTTCATTTATTCTGTTTTTTTGTTTCTAATAAAAGAAAAATCCGAAGCCATTTCTCGTCCTAAGTTTCTACCAAATAAATTTGCAAATGTCGTGAATGCGTTGCTCAAAGCTGCTGCTCTTGCTGCCGGAGCGTTGTATTCCAATGCGTTCGTTTTTTTGCCGATTGGAAATTTTGAAGCACTACTGTTCGCGTCCATTTGAATTGGTTTAGATCCGCTGCCAGTCATATACCTATGCTCTGCGTGAGGGTAGTCAGGCAAGTAACAAATTTTAATCGTGCAAAGAATTTCATTAACTATTAACTGATAATTTTCTTCTACTACATCGCATTCTCTGAAAAACTTGTCTCCTAATGCTTGTTGAATTCCAAGAGGTATGTATTTGGAAGATTTTCCATTACCTAACGACCTTGATTTAATCCAGCTCTCAGGAGGTGAGTTCTGTAATGCCTGAGTCCAAGTTTCTTTATCTTTGTACTGATAAACTTCTTCAATTTCTTCAATTTTTCCTTCCATTTTATGTCAAGTTATTTTCGCAATAATTAATCGCTTTGTCTGTTATTAGTTTACTCCATCGATATTGAGCAGCATAGTCTTCGAGTTCCTTTTTCTTGCCTCTGTGCCAAAGTTGCCTCCAAAGCCAAGGCTGTTTGTGTCCTTTGATTTCTCGGTACTTTGTAAGTTCCTGCCAGTCCATATTTGAAAAAGACTTGGACTTGATGCTAACTCCGTTTTCATCCAGTATTTTAGCAAGAATTAAATCCGCTTCAGCTCCTTCTTTCTTTTCCGGATATTTAAAGCCACAAAACGGACACATTGTATAAGATGCCAAAATTAAACGCTTGCATCCTTTTTCGATGTGGTTAGCTGATTTAATAGCTTTTCCGGAAGAATTTATTCCGCATTCTTTTAATGGCGGCACTCCAGAAACTTTTTTTGTATCGTGCCAAAGACTCCAATTTCTATTATCGTCATAGTTGCCAAGACGCTTTTTATTACCTCCAAAATCAAATACAGTAAAGTGAGTTTTTCCAGTTTTTTCCGAAATTCTGGATCCACGGCCTAACATTTGAAGCCATAAAGATAATGAAGTGGTCGCTCTGTAAACCGCTACAACTTCTATATCAGGACAGTCAAATCCTTTTGTTGCAATATCAACGTTTACTAAAATTTCAAAGTTGTTATTTTTAAAGCCGTCGAAAACTTCTTTTCTTGGACCGGAATAAGATTCGTAATTCTTTCTAAAAAATTGATAACGTCTTTCTCTTTCGTTGTATTGTGATTTTTCAGCCTCTGTCGCGTCTTCTTTTAGCTTTGGAGGAGTCATTTCAGAACAAACGAATTTCGCGTTGTAGCCTGCTTTATTAAACTCAATTGTCGTCTTGATGGCGTGCTCTATATTGCAGCAAAACACAAGCATCTTCTTTCCGTGTGTCTTTGTTCTGTAATTGTTTAAAAGTCCTTGATATAGCTTTGGTTTGTCGAAGCGTTCAAACATACTTTGTTCGCTGTAATCTCCAGTTATATTATTGACTTTAACTCCTTTTAAATCCGGAGAATCACCTTCGTATAAATCACAATTTAACAAATACCCTTTTTGAATCAAGTCCTTTGGTTCTGCTCCTCGAATTAATCTTTCGTAATCCAAACCAAGTTGACGCTGTTTTCCGCTTCTTATTGGAGTAGCTGTAAAACCAAGAACTTTTTTCTTGTCAAACAATCCGCTTTCAAACAAGTGATTGAATTCTTGAATGTGTGCTTCATCAATAATTATTAAACTGATTTCTTCAAGGATAAACTTTTTCCATTCGTCCAGTTGAATTCTATTTCTAAGCGTCTGCGACATTGCTATGAAGATATTTTTTCTTCTGTCAATGTATTTTGAACCTGCTCTAATATAAGAACAATTTATATCAAATTTTCGGATCGTTCCTCCTGCCTGTGTTAACAGTTCTTCACGGTCTGTTATGATTAAAACATTGTTTCCTTTAGCTGCTGCATTTTGTGCAATATAGGAAAAAATAACTGTTTTTCCTCCTCCAGTTGGTAACTGAATTAAAATATGTTTTACTCCTTGAGTGATTAATTTTCTTGTTTCATTTGTTACTCCGTCCTGATAATCGTATAAATTAATTAGGTTCTCCATATTAAGTCAACATTACAGGCATAATCAAGGCTTTAATTTCGTCTTCCATTGCATTGAGTTCTTCCAAGTTTACAGCCTTATTTCTTGCGTGAAAAACAAATCTAAATGCTTTGGTTCCACGTGGAACTCCTTTTGCTAATCTTGCAATTATATCAAGATTTAGTCCAATATCGTCAAGAGGTTGTTTGTCTTTGTTGTCCAGTAAAACTTTTTCGTATTTAGGATAAGAATCTCTAATATAACGGCATTTAAAAATCTCTTCCGGTCCTGCAAAAACACGAGCATAATCTTCATCTAAATGATATTCAAAAGGAAAACAATAGTTTTTCCAATTACCCATATACTTATTTTTATTGAATAATTCAGTAGGAACGATTTTGCAATCTTCTGTTTTAAATTCAACATTTTGCGGCATTTCAACTTCTTCTCCAAATTTCAATTCAATTGGATACATTATTAAAATGTGAGCGTCTGTACAGACAAGTCTTTTATTTATTAAATCGACATAAACTCCCATCATTGCAGGTCTAAAATCATCGTTTCCAACAACGTTATTCAAATGTGAATGAGCTACGTTTGTACTATTGATAAAAATTGCTTTCATAATTTAGTCTTTATAAAATACTTCTCCATTTTCGATTAAAATTTCTCCATCTGTAAGATTAGCTTTTTCAAAATCTCCAGTCCAGTTAGCAAACAGCCATAAGCCTAATTCTTCCGACATCCTGTCTAAAAGTGCTTTTGTTTTTTTGTCAATCGGCACTTGGTCAATCCAAAGGTAAGGCAGCATTTTTGCTTTTTTACTCAATAAGTATCTTTGAATAAGTAGGCAAATCATAGGTTTTTGAGTGTCAGAATAAGCAGCTAATTTTCTCAAATCACCGTTTGGATTATGGAAATATTCCGGATCATAACTACCATTATACATCAAGTAAATGTCATTATCTCTTGCAATTTTATTTCCGTCTTTGTCTAAGTCAAATTCTGGACTAATAAACAATCCGTCAACTCCTGTATTAATTTCAGTTAGTTTATGGAAATAGTCTTTTTTGATAGCTTTTACTTCTTCATCTTTTTCTTTCCACGCTTGAAAAGAATTGACTGCCGAAGCGTCTTTGTTGTGCTGCTCAAAAGTTTCTTTGTCTATTTTTTTGTCTGCTAATTGCTTTTCTAAATCTTTGGTATCTACAACTCCAATAGGCTCTTGAAATTTAGTGGTATAATTCAAAGCAGCAGTTTGATAATCCTCTATCAATTTAATAATAGAATCGTCTAAGAAGTCTTCTTTTTTGGAAATACAGCTACCTCTTTCGTTGAAAGTAAGTTCTTTTAAAAGATCTTCAACAGGTATTTGAATAACAGGCATTACAGCCTCAATGCTTTTCACAATAGCAACGCATTTTGAATCAATACCGTCTCCATACTGTCCGTCCCAAGGAAATAAAAGCATTAATTTTTTCTCAATTTCCTTTAAAAGGTTTTTTTGCGCTTCAACTTTAGAATTATAATCGTCGTGAAGTTTTTGAATTCTTTCGTTTTCTTTTTTAATCTCGTCGTTCTTGTTTCTTAACTTAGTATTCGCTTCGGTTCCTGCTAATTTCAGCACGTTTAAAGCGTTTTCTCTTGTGGAAGCGACATTTGTAGTTGCAAGGGTAATTTTCGCGCTTAAATCAGCGATTTCTTTATCTACAATAGACAAGTCCCTGAGAGTCCAAACTGCTTTATAATCAATTCCTTTTTTATTCAAATCGTCTGCTATACCTCCGCATTCTTTTCGCTTCATATCAGCGTAATTTCTTGCGTTCTTTGCTTTCTCGATTTTGTCAATAATACTGTCCGGATATTTTGGATGGTTTTTATCAAAATAAACTCCTCTTTCTTGTAATTCGTTTTGGTACAAATTTAAAAGAATATCTCTTTGAACGGTTGGATTTTCGCTTGTAAGTTCGTTAAGACTCCAGGTTAATGCTGTTTGAAGCGATTTTAAGTAGTTTGCAGGAGTTAATTTCTTTCCGTCTATAACAACGTCCTTAATTTTTTTTCCTTCACTGTCAGTCGTGTAAATAAAGTAATCCAAAGCTCCATCGTCTTTGCTTTTACACCCTACAAAAACAGGAGTATTTCCGTCTAATAATTGAGCGACTATGTTAATATTATCACCAAGCAATGTTTTATCCTGCATTGTTTGAGAACCTTGAGTCGTCAGTTTCATTGCACGTTGTAAGGTGCTTTTTCCGGAACCAACTTCTCCTTTAATAACTGTCAATCTGTTTGCTTCGTCGAATTTTAATTCAACAGCTTTTAAACTTCCAAAATTTTCATTAATAGATAGTCCGATGATTTTAACTTGCTTTTGTTCCATAATTATCTTTTATATTTTTTAATTGGATTTTCATCTATGTTTTGAAAATCTTTGTCATTCCAGTCGGCGTCAGAATCTATAACTTTCCAAAGACTTCCATTCCAAAGACCAATTTCATATTCCTCGTCTTGAAATCTTATCCAGTAATATCCTTTTTCTCTGTTCATTGCATTTATTTTACTCGGTAACGTTATCCACATTTTTTTTAAATTAAAGTCAAAAAGTAGGGTTTGAACCTAATTTTCGCCTCGAACATTTCTGAACGCTTTTTGACTTATATTAAATTCAGTACTTCGACAGTTTCACACAATTCTTTTTCAAGTTGTTTTCTTCTGTTTTCAAGACGTGCTTTTAAAACTGCATTCAGTTCTATTGTAACGTATCCAATTTCCTGATTAGAAAGTTTATTTTGATTAACCATTCCGTTGGTAAGAGTATTGGCAATCTCAACGACTAATTCGTCTAATTGTTCTTTTCGGTTTGGAACGAATTTATCCTGTAAATTTTTCCAAAAGTTTCTGAAATTACGCTTCATTAGGATATTCCGTTTTAAGGTCCGTCATAAGTTTGTCGAAACGAACTTTTTGCTTGTCAAGTTCTTCGATGTAACCCGGAATTCTTGTAGTCATTCCACAGCGGTCCGCTTCTTCAATTTTTCTTGATAAAGAGTTAATTTTTAACCCTAATTTCTTTAATTCCTGTATTGCCATTTTTTTATTGGTTTTTTTAATTATTATTTGTTCCAGACCAATAAGTGGTCTTTATTTTCAATCACATTAAATGTTTCTTCTTGGTTTTCTTTAGCGTAAAAGAAATCTCTTGCTTCTTTATTTGACATTTCCTCACTTCCAACTACTGCGTGAAAATCATTGTTAAATAAAACTGTTCTAATTTCTCTTACTGTTAATTTTAAAGTTGACATTTTGCTGTGATTTTGTTTGTTAATTGTTTGACAAATATAAATCATCATTTTAAATATACAACTATGAATATATATTTTAACAAAACTTTAACATATCAATATCTCAGTCCATAAGAACTGGCTACATAGAAAAAAGCAGCTAATTTAATGCGATTCATTTTTGCGCAACTCCTGTATTTTAAATCAGTATCTTTTGCGTTATATTCTGAATTTTGGCTACTCACTTGATGGAAGTAACTAAGTCCGGACTCTCCGAAACCGTCATTGAGTGCTGCTCCAACTTTAACCCAATCTTCGTAAGACTGAGTAATGTCCATTCCGGTACTGCTAATTATTTCGATAATTTTCTCAACTTTTTCAGTGTCTGATTTAGAAACGTGCGTTCCTGCTGTCGGCTTTCTTTCAACTTTCTTTTTAGGTGCTTCGTAAAATAATGCAGCGGGATTGTAATAAGCTTCTCGGTCAACAGAGAAAAAACGAAGACGAGTATAATCTTTGCAGGACTCGTCTATGTTTACTCCAATTCGAGAAAGATTGTCCCGAAATAAATCAAAATACAAACCTAATTCGTTTTCGTCTTTTATCCTTATAATTGCATAAATACCATCGCCGGAAACGGAATAGCCGCAGTATAAAGTACAAGGATGTGACATAAACATTTCCTTTACTAAAAGCATATCGACGCATTGATTACAGCGTTTTTTCTTGCTCTTGGTATGTCTGTCTATATCAATACAAATCAGGTTATTTTTTTTAACAATATTGTTAAGGTTCCTTTCAGTGTGAAACGAAGCGGATATAGTAGCGCAGGGTAATTTCTGTTTCAGTTTTATGTCATAAGTTTGTCGATAAGAATTAACAAGTTCTTCCAAGTCCTTAGATGGATTCATAGTTGCTTCCAGCCAAGTTTCTAAATCATATTCAAGTGGAATATTATCTTTAACGTGTTGAAAAACAGAAATTTTGGTCATTATACGCCGGTTTTTTTATTCCAAATTACAATATGAAGTCTTTCAGTATATTTTACTCGATGAACTTTACAAAGCTCAACAACGACATTTCTTGTTTTATCTAACTGCTCTTGATTTTCTCCAGCAGGCATCAAGTAAACCTTATTCTTTTTAACTGCGTGATTCGAAATAAATGTGTTGAACATATCTTCGTAATCTTCTTCTTTTTCAATAACAAATTTGAAAATTGAAGTACCCATACCATTCAGCATTTTAATTGCCTCAGGATTAATTCTTCTTTCAACAGACTCTCCGCTGTTTTTTAGTTTAGGCGAAACGTTCCAATAATCAACAATCATTCTAAGGTAAGAATTAGGAATTATCGTTCCATTGGTTTCGATTTCAATTACTGGCTTCCAGCCAAATCCTTTTTGAAACCACTGCAAAAAGTCTGTAATTTTTTCTTGATGAAGTAAAGGCTCTCCTCCTGTAATTACCAAGTGAGCCCCTGCTTTTAAAGCAAGAAAAAGTTCACCCGTCAATACTCTTTCGAAAGACTGTTTTTCACCTTTTCGCCATACTTCAATAGTATCACAAATCCAGCTATCGGACTGGCAAAGTAAGTTACAACCTGTTAATCTTAAAAAGACTGCTGGTGTTCCTACTGTTTTTCCTTCTCCTTGAATAGAGTAGAATTTTTCAGAAACCATTAAATAATTTTTATTTTCCATTTATATTGAATTTTAAAACTTTGAATATTATAAAGAACCAAAAAAGTCCTCCAATGAATTTAATTAAAATTTGACCTCCAGTTACTTCGAAATCAATTACTTGAAAAGCCACATATTGAAAAACAATACTGTCAATAATAATTGCAACTAAATCGGATAAATTAACTTTAAAGAAAAGAGATTTGTTTTTGAATTTTTGGTAGAAAAGTCCTGCACCAACTTGAACTGCTGCTATTCCAGCAAAACTCGCGAGAGCAATGTTTAAAGCATCATAATTGAGCAGCACAGTTATAAGTCCCGAAACCAACGTTAAAAGAAAGAGATTTCTTACTAATTTAATTCCTTTCCAGTTTTCGTGAAAAATACAACGACAAACAAAATCAAAAGGAATTAGAAATGCTGAAGAAAACCAAAGTCCGTGAGCTCCAAAGTGTTTTACTATTAAATTAGCCGCTATTAAAGCGGCTAAATATAATATTATAAGTCCGGACTTCATATTAATAAAGATGATAAGTCGGTTCGTAAAAACAAGAAGTCTTTGGTGTTTCGCTCATTTTTACAGCATACATCTTTGGAAAGTCCGGCTTAAACTTATCAAAGATAAACTTACTCATTAACTCGACAGTTGGATTAAAGTCAAATATTTCGTTTAAATGTCTGTGGTCCAAAGTGTCGTCAATCCATTTTGAAATAGGCTTCAAGTCGTTATAGTCTTGAACAAAACCAGTTTCGTCCGGTTCTCCTTTTAAACAAATTGTCAATGTATAATTGTGTCCGTGCAGTCTTCCGCAAGGATGTCCTTCAGCTAAACCTTTTAAAATGTGCGAAGAACTAAAATGAAATTCTTTTGTAATTACGTGCATACTATTCTTTATTTAAAATTTTTTGAGCATTTTGAACAGTCCATAACCATCCATTTAAGTATTCAACTGGATCAATTCGACCGATGTTAATAAAGGCTTCTACTCTTTCAATATCCGCTCCAGAAGTTCCGGAACTCCTGCCTTGTGAATCAGGATTGTAAGAAGTATTGGTATTTGCAAGAATTTCGTCGAAATCTAATCCGAGAATTTCGCAATTTTTCAAGCAATCTTTTAAAATTGCTGTTTTGTCAAATTGAAGGTAAGGCAAAGTGAAATTAACTCTTTCGGAGTCATAGTTTCCGGACTTAAACGCTTTTTCAATTTCTTCGTAGAATTCCAAACGACAATCCGGGTAAATTGCGTGATCTCCTGCGTGAACACCTAAGCAAATGTCAACTGGTTCGTTTTCTCTGTTTGCAATAGACAAGGCGTATCCAAAAATCAAAGAGCTAAAAATTGCGTTTCTGTTAGGAACCACAGTTGCTTTCATATTTTCTTGCTCGTAGTGTCCAGATGGAACTTCAATTGAGTCTGTTAAAAGTGCTGAGTCAAATAACTTTCCTAAAATAGACAGGTCTATTATATTCCAGTCAACAACGTCTTTATCAAGCGATTTAAGTAACGTTATGTTCTTTTCCAATCGTTTGAGTTCAACTTTGTGTTTTTGTCCGTAATCAACGGACAAACCATAGACTTTATAACCCTCGGCTAAAAGTCTTATCATTAAACAGGTGGAATCCATTCCACCTGATAATGATATAACTGCTAATTTTTTCATTTTAATGAATAAAATTATGCTTTTGCTACTGCATAGAATTTGGTAGCTTTTTCTCCTTCTTTTCCGGCAACTTCTGTGATTACAAAAGTAACTTTTTTCTCAGTTTCCATTCTTACTGGTTGAGTTTTACCACCGATTTGTGCTCTTACGGTATTTCTCATTGAGTTTTTTTCTTTTTCCGGGAACAAAACAGCTAATTCAGTAACGATTTGTTCTTCGTTTACCGGAGTAGTTGATTTAGCAATAACATCCAAAATCGAAGCAATTACGCCTGGTTTTTTTGGTTCTGCTACGACAGCGGCTTTGTCTGCTTTTGCTTTTTCAGCAGCGGTGGCTTTGTCTGCTTTTGCTTTTGCTGTGGCAGCGGCTTTTTCTTCTTTGCTTAATTTTGGAGCTTTTTCAGTCGCTGGAGCTGCTTCTGCTGCCGGAGCTTCTTCTGTTGCTGTTTCAGCATTTGCTTCAACTGCTTCTTCGGAAACAGGTAATTCTTTTGCAAGTTCCGCTTTTTCTTCTTCATTCATCCATTCGGATAGATCAGAAATAGCGAATCCTTCTGATTTTACAAATCCAGAGTTTTGCTCTGTTTCTTGTGGAATACCAAAATAGTTTTTGAAATCGATTTCAGAAACATTGCTTCCTAATTCTTCTACGTCTGTTTCTGATAACACTACTCCAAACGCTACTGCAAATAAAATTAAATTTCTCATTTTTAATGATTTTAAATTGTTGTTTTTTTTGAATAAACATCGTGCTTATTCTTCTTTGACAAATATACAATGTCTTTTTCAATTACCAAACAGTTTTATAATTTTAACAAAACTTTAACATTTAAAAAAGTTTCTGTTGAGCTTTTAAATAACTGAAGTCTTTTATTCGATTTAACTCAGTTAAATGTGCTGCATACAACTTATATGACTGGCAACTGTGAAAATCATACGCAAACCATTTCTTTTTGTTTACGGCTGTTTTTTCTTCTTTTGTTTCTGTTTCCGGAAAGTGATAACCCATTTTCGTTAACAATTCCAAATATTCATCTTCTGCAAATGTTTCGAAATTGAATCCATTCCAGATTATTCCTTGTCTTCCAAAACGTTTGCAACTCTTAAAACTGCTGCTATCCACGCTATACCAAGGATACCTTTTCATTAACTCAATGTTTGTAAGTCCAAACCCGTGTACTTTTAAATGAGGCTTCTTTTTAAGGATATAACTCCAAACTTCATCGCAATGATTCATAATCCCGGAACTAAACACCAGTCCGCCTAATGCTATATAAGGAGCGTCAAGTTCCAATATAGGTTCCAGATCAATTAATTCGCTGCCCATATGAAAAGTCGGTATAGGTTTTAATCCATACTTTTCAACCATATACTTATAGTTTTCAAGAGTTTCTTTTGCGTTGCCCATCACATCCAAAGAAGCGTAATTTATCACGCCAGTTTCTTTAATAAATGCACAATATTCGTCAATGTTAATTTCTTTTCCAGAATTAGCAGCAGAGAAAGCACCGGAATCAATAAAGATTTTATGATTCAATTGCATACTTTTTTTGATCACTTCTGCTTTGTTTTTGAAATAGTGGTAAGAAGCTAATATATTGTACGGTGGAAATAGTGTTGTAGCTGCGATTTCGTCTTCGTTTACAACTGCGGAATAATAATTCATTAGCTTAAAAATTCATTTCTTGTATCGTGATTTGCTCTAAAAACTCCACCAAGCTTTCTTGTAATAGTGTAACTATTTGTATCCTTTATTCCTCGGCTTTTTACACAATGATGAACGGCAGAAATTTCAACCGCTACATCTTCGGTTTCAAGAATAAATGCTAATGCGTGATAAATTTGCTCGCATAGTCTTTCTTGAATTTGCGGTCTTCTTGAAAAGAAATCAACAATTCTGTTTAATTTGCTTAAACCAAGAATTTTCTCCTTTGGAATGTACGCAATTTTTGCAAGCCCATCAATTACGACAAAATGATGTTCGCAGGTGCTGGAAACAGTAATGTCTTTTTCAATTACCATTTCATCATAGTGCATTTTATTTGCTACTGTGGTACATTTTGGAAAATTCTCATAACTAAGGCCGGAGAATATTTCGTCTAAGAACATTTTTGCTACTCTGTCGGGAGTTCCGGACAAACTGTCGTCCGACAAATCCAAATTCAAAGCCATCATAATATTCTTAAAAGAATCGTGAATAATTGTCCTTGAATCACTTTCCGCATACTTATTCGTATTCATTGGAGTTTCTACTCCTTTTGCTAAAAGATGCAATCTAATGCTTTCGCCTAATTCCTTGTCTGTCTTCATAAATTATATATTATCGATTAATTTTCTAATTTTTGCTTGATCTTTTAATTCTTCAACAAGAACTTTTGAATACTGCGGAATATTCATTTGTCGTATGATTTCTTCTTTTACAAAACTTCGCATCACATCCGGCTTTAATGCGTCAACTTCCCAACTGATTGGACCGTATTCAGCGATATAATTAGCAGCTCTCGGGTCTGTAATTTTAGCAGGGTTAGGAGGCGGATTGTAAGTTTTAATCTGGTCCATTGTTAAACCGATTGGAATAACTTTAAACGCACCATAGCCAACACCGTCAAGTCTTTGTCCTTTATTAAACATAAACTCAAGCCGTTCACGTATGTCTCTAATCATATCTAATCCGGATGGATCGTGGTCGCCGAAATATAGAATTGTAACGCTGTTACCTATTCCAATTTGATCAGAAAATCTTTTGTAAGCATTGTAGATGGCTGTGGAACTAATATATCCTTTATTTACTACCAAAGAAATAGTATAAGGGTCTGTGACCTTTCTAAGAATACCAGAAATTGCATCTTTTTCAGTCCAAACTTCGATTAAATTAGTTTGTCCTTTTTGCCTGTCTAAGCAATAGTAATCGACAGTTCTTTCAAGTGCTCCAGCAACTGAATTTTCGTAATAGGCTTTAATTGGAATTCTGCCTCGGTCTTCAAAAATAGACCAATCTAAATTTCCAGAATAAACCAATTCATCCTTGATTGTAGAAAGTTTTTTATAAACTTTGTCGTGGTTTGGAATAGCGTCTTTCGAAACCAATTGATAATACAATTGCCTCAAAGTTAAACTGTCTCCATTGTTTTGGTATTCATTACAGATTTCAATAATAGAATTCAAGAGGGTTCTTTTGTCTGCTGTCCAAGTGCGTCCGGTATCTCCGAGTTTTATTCGAATAGATCCGTCAAATTTGATTTTTTTAAATGTTTCTTTCATATTTACTGTGGTATTCCAAATCCTACTTTCTCTCCTTTTTCGTTGAATACTGTATAAAAATATCCAGCTCTGGAGGTTAAAGATCTTGCTTCTTTTAAAGTTCTCACGAACTTAGTTAAACCTTTTTCAATTCTTTCCGATACTCTCACCTTAGCATCGTTAAACAAGTTTTTCATCATAATTTTTATGGTTTTTTGTTAATAAGAGTAAAAATACAAATCTTTAATTAATGGACAAGTCCACCATATTTTTTTAACATAAATTTAACATATTGATCTTAAAATGGAACATCATTATCATCGTCTTCATTGTCTGGATTGAATTCATTATCCTGCTGCTCTTCTGTTTCATCGTGAATTTGTTTTTCGCTGGAGTACTGTTCCCTTTTCAATAACTTAACATCTTCATCTTCTTCTACTAATTCAGTATCTAATTCGATGTCAATTCCGGACCAAGTAACATAATATTTTGCGACTCCATTTTTGGTTTTTTTACATTTAGAATGTTTGGCAAGTGCTCGTCCCATATTTCTGGAATTTAACTTGTTTAGCATTTGAGGACGCTCTGTTCCTAATTTAACAAGAACATCCGCACCGGTCATGAATTCACCGTGTTTAGTGCTAATATCGTCAAATTGTGCAGACTGGAGCAGCATCTCTTCTTCAAGCGACATTGATCGGAATTGCTCATTAATCTTGTTTATAACTTTGATTTCGTCAATATCAAACCAGTGTTTATATCCACCTTTCCAAAGAGAATAAACTTGAGCCCACATTTTGTCAATTTCAACTTTATGCTCGTAATCAATATTTGAAACTTTAAAAACAAGCCAACGCCTGTTTCCTGTGATGTCCGTTAAGAATTTATCATCATTAACAGAACCCAAGAAACTCGCTCTCCTGATAAAATTGGATTTATAGCGACCAAACGCTTTACGCTCGGATATTCTTTGTCGTGTAATGTAAGACTTAATCGCGCTAATGTCGTTTGATTTAAGCGTCTCCAGCTCGTCCAAGTGTATAAACCAATACTGACTCAGGTACATTGTGTGATCCTTGTTTTTGGTATCGATATTTCCTTCATATAAGTATTCAGACTGAAACTTCTTAGGCAGCAAAGACCGCATCCATCTTGTTTTACCAATACCTTGTCCGGACTGAAATACTAAACAAACGTCATTGACCGCATCTTCTTCCAGTAAGCAATCCAAGGAGCCGACGAAAAACCTTTGCAACGTGCTTCTAAAATGTTCCGGGTCTCCTGTTCCAACTGTTTTGGATATTTGCTCAATGTAATCTGTTTTTTCGTCCCAAGGTTCCAAGTTTTCAAAGTAATCAAAAAACGGATTGTAATCCTTACTAATCAATTCACTTTCTATAAAAATATTGAATTTGTCCGAAGGCAAGTCCAAGTCCATTTCCATTAACTTCAGCAGGATATAATTTCTCGTCCTGTCGTCGTATTTTTTCCACGCTGTATTGATTTTCGACTTCTTGCCTTTTACGTATTCCAAAGTTCGGTATTCGTAAAAAGAGGTGACTACATTAAAACGGAACTGATAATGGCTTGCTATGTAATTGAATGGCTTCTTATATTTTCCTGTAAAATCTTCCATATTATTTTATTAATTCCTGTTCTTGCTGCCAGCGTTTAAAAGTGTGAATATTTACATCTCCTAAATATTTTCTTATTGTAACTTTTTGGTGAATTACCTGTTTTGTAGGAGATTTTTCTTTCACTTCAAAATGCGATAACTTATGTTCTTTCCAAAAGTCGTCGAAAGATTTTTCTTTCATATATCTTGAAAAAACCGTTGGAACAGTTACAGAAATGTCTTTGTGAAAAACTTTTAAATCAGCATAATAAATTCCTCTTTCGGTAATTTCCGGATCGATGTCTATTTTGTATTCAACCGCCATATAATCAAACTTAGAATTAATATTGGAAACCAAAATATTCTTATAATCATATAACTAAAATAAAAGAATTTCATTATAGGATATAAACCCCATTTTCGAGGACGAATGGTAAATTTTTTCATAGTCTGTATTTTTTAGTTTTTCTTTGTCCGTAATTTTTTGGAGTGGAATTATATTCCGGAGTAGGTGTGTAGTTGAATTCCGGCACTTCAATTCGACTAAGTCCAATTCGTTCCGGTATTGGAAAACTATATTCCGGCATCAATTCTCTTGCTTCTGTTAATTGTTTAACGCTTATACAATTGACGCTCATTGCGTGTGCCAGTACTAAAATAGCTTCTCGCATTCTGCTTGCTTCTATTCCAACGACAATAACTTTTGGAATGTCTTTTGTTTTACTGGTCACTTTGTCCGTTATATTGATTTCTATTTCCATAATTATATATTTTTTAAAAAAGAAAAAGGGCAATAATTTTCGAAGAATGTCCAGCTCTTCTCAATTAATACCCTTGCCTTTCTTTATACTTTTCAACCTCTGGACTGGTCGCTACGAAGACAAACTTACATATATTTTTTTAACCCCAAATACGATCAATAAAAATAAATTTTATTATTACCACGGCTAAACTTATTAAAAGCAAAACCGCGGCAATAAATAAAATTTTAGTAAGTTTTTCAAACAGTTTGTCCAATTCCTTGTTCAACATATTATTTCAATTTTGCTATTGCATAAGTCGGAACACCGTCTTTGTCAATTGTTATTTCAAACCTTACATTTTTCTCTTTTTCCATTCTTGTTGGCTGTTTCTTAAAACTTCCAATTTGAGCGGCTACCGTTTTTTTCATTGCATCCACTTCTCTTTCCGGAAAAGCAAAGACTAATTTATCAATAATAGATGCTTGAGTCTGCGGACCAGACTTAATAGCTTCCAATATTGTGGCAATAACTCCAGGTCCTTTTTCAACTTTTGCTACTGGAACAGTTTTGTCTTTTGGAGCTGCTGCTGTCTTAGGTGCAACAACTGGAGCGGCTGGTTCAAGGGTCAAGTCCTTAACTGTTAAGCGGATGTAAAATTCTTTTGAATCAACAATACCTGCTATATAGTCACAGTCCAAACCTATTTCGTTTAATGCTTTTTCTATTTGTTCAGCATTAGCTTTCAAAGCACTTTTACGGAGGTTTACTTGAAGAGTGCTCATTCCTTCACACGTTTCTTTTGGCGTACCAACAAAACTTAAACCCTCTCTTTTCCATTTAATTTGAAGTTTCTCTTCGGTTGTAGAATTTACTACTTCAGTAATTTTTGCGATTGACACTTTTAAATTTTTCATAATGTTAAGTTTTTTAAATAACGTTGTTGTTATTTTGTTTGGTAAATGTACAACCATTTCTCAGGTAACCAAACGTTTATCAGATATTTAACAAAACTTTAACATATTGATTAAACTGTAATATAGTGTTTATAAGCACATTATAAATGTTCAATTACTTCTTGTCGGACATTTTTATGCGGTCTTCCGTCCAACTTTGACTATCCTGTATAAGCCTAAACGTTCGAACGTTTGCAAAATTAGTGATCCGGAGCTGTTTAAACTCCATTCCATAGTCGTCCGCTTTTAGCTTAGACATAACCCATTCTTCAATATTTTTTGGGTTCACGTCTGTAAGGTTGTTTTTAAAAACAAAGTCACTTATTTCAGACATAGCCATATTGGAAATGGTTGCTTCGGGATGGTACAAAGTTTTATACAGTTTTTCAATGTCTGTAATTTGATATACTAATGCACTATTAATCGTAATCGTCTTTAAGTCTTTAGTGGTTAAAGTCTGCAAACAAATACTCATACTCCTTATTCTGCATTCTTGAATATAAGTGCTATCAAAGTAAGGTATGCGAAAATGAATTCCAGAACTTAACTTCTTGGTTTTTTTTCCACAGCGAACTCTTATTCCTTTTTCCCAAGGTTGCACAATTACCCAAATCTTTATGGCATTGAAAATATATTCCAGAAAGTCCTTTACTTGATTCATACTGCTTTTTGTCCTTTATATGTATCAATAGCAGCACGGAGATAGATTCTGAGTGCTAAGAAAAATTCAATTACAGCTACAATAAATGATAAAAAAATAGCAGGAATAACAAGAATAATCAACATAAGAATTGATATTGGTTTGCGAATCCACGCTCTTTGAACCTCGTGCAGAGGACAGCTCAAATCTTCTAAAAGAGTATGATTATTGATCCAGTCAGCAATTTCATACTGACCATTTGTTTGTCTTGGTTTGTTCCAAAACAAACTATTTTTTTCTTTTGATTTTGTAAGATCAATTCGATCTTCTGGGAAGGATGGTTTCATTATAATTGTTTTTTAAGTTCGATATGAATAAAGATAGCGCCTGTGTTTTTAGCTAACAATTGTAATTTTTCTAATAAGTTGAAAACGTAATTATGTAACGAATTGCACGTAAAAACAGAATTTTCAATACCTCTTGTTTTTTCCGGATCTATATGTCTTCTGCTTTCGACTTCAAAAATTCTTGAATTCTTAAAAGACTCGGCTAATATAGTTTTTCCAGTTCCTTGTGGTCCTGTAATTAAAATTATCTTTCTCATAATATTAAGTTCTTTCGGTTTCGTTAATTATTCGCTGGCAGTAATTCTTTCCATAAGTAGTTATTTCAAACGACTTGAATTTAGGAAAGTAAACCAATTCTCTTTGTAAAAGAGCTTCCAAATCAGATACAAAAGTATGTGATGGATTTATAGTTTCTCCAGTATAAAACTGGAACAATAAGATTATTTGATTTGCTGTTAAATTATTCATAGCTTTCTAACTATTAATTTGTTTAAAGGATATTTTGCAGGACTTTCCTGTGATAGTTTTTTTCGCATTCCATAAGCAAGAGCCGGAAGAAAATAGCGTCCAATAAATTCAAAACTGAACTTATTAATTTTATATCTTAATTCGTAAACTGGCTGAACTGACATTATTCCGGAATAACTCCTGCTAAAAGATTTCCAACTAAAAAGCAAAAGGATGCGACAAATAAGATCGCAATAGCGTATCCAATAAAAGTAAAGATTTTGTCTAACATTATGTTTAAATTTTGATTAATATTAGTGGAGGCTAAGGCATCGAACCTTTAGAGTACCAGCTCCCGTAATACCACTCACGGACCTCCGTTTGAGGTCTTTCCCTCGTCAGTCTTATCTAAGTTTACGTACTAATTTAAAATTACACAACTCCCTTTCTCTGATACGTTTTGAATCAATCACTTAGAATAGCTACCTTGCCGACAAGCAAAGATTTTATGTCGTCGAAAGGTTTATGTGATTTCTTCCGGTTCCAGTTTTCTAAACCACTGGAAACAGTTATGGACAAGACGTTCCGCATCCTCGTCAGAGTAAACAGCGTCATTCTTTTGCTTGTCTAATGCTATAATGGTAAACTTATGCCCGACATCGTGGACTCCATTGTGCTCGGTTAAGATGCACTGGTCGCCGGGTTGCAATTCTTGTTCGTAGAACATTTTATGAATCTCAATAAGAATGTCTCGTTTGCTGTCGCCTCGTTGGACTAATTTTTTAATGAAGTTTAAATCTTCGTGGTGCTTCTTTCTCATTATATATTAAATAAAAATGAAACAAAAGTACGACCGACAAAGTAAGCAGCGATCGCGACTGCTATTCTAATTTGAGTTTGTTTTTTCATAATATTAGATTGTTTATTTCTTTCACAAACATACGGCTAAACGAATGTAATCAGCAAATATAATTATGTTAAAATTATGTTAAAGTTTTATTCTGTTAAATGTCTCTATACTTAACGAAATAACGTGCTGTTCCGTTTGCTCGACCTTTCAAAGCGTGTTTAGCAAGAACTCGATATATAAGTCTTTTTGGAAATTCCAGTTCTAACTCTTCGATTATTTCGGCTGCTGTCTTATATTCTCCTCTTCGTTTCTCTTTTGGAAAGTTAATTTCCTTTGGAAAATATATTAAGGCTTTTATCTCTTTTTCGATGTTCTTATATATTTCCGTATTAATCTCTGTCTTAGTTTTTTTGCGTTCTTTCTTCTTCTCTTCGCTTTTCTCTTTTCGGTTGTTTTTAACAATCACTTTAAGAACTTCTTTGTGCTGCTCTTTATAGTGTGCATTAAGATCCGACTGGCAATCCATACAGATTCTTTTCAGTCCGTAGCTTGCTAATCCCGGGTTAAACTCTTTAAATTCTTTTTCTTTGTCACATTTAGCACAAACTTTCGTGGTAGCTTCCATAGTCTTAAAACAAGAAAGGTTCCCGAATCGATAGCAGGACGAGTGCTATTCCTTCAGAAACCTCTTTCTTAATATTTTCTCAATAACTCGTCCTTATTGTTTAACTGGACAAACTTATTGCTTTTTTTTTATTCAACAAACATTCTTAAAACTTTTTTACAATAAACTTCTTTACTGCTACCTAACAGCAGCAAAATAGAGCTGAAAATTAGTTAAAAATAGCCTTTTTTATGCACTTTTTTAGCTTATTTACTACTCCATTTCAGTTTTACTTAATTTATGTTAAAAAGCTAATATGTTTATAATTAGCTAATTAACTTGATTTAAGGGTATTGTAGTGTATTATGGTAATTACTAATCAAAACTTATTAATCCCTTGTATTTACTATATATGATGTAATATCGTGTATTAGTAGTATTGTAATTAGTATATTATAATAATAATTAATTAATACTATATATAGAAAACACTATATTAATTCACTGCAATACTCGTAATTACTATCATCTTAGTATATACAGTATGTTGTATAAGGGTATTGGTGGTATATAATATTAGTAAAACGAGTATTAGTATTTACATCATAACTATATAAATACATACATAATTTAATACAATACAGTACATACAATGATACATACATACCCGATAGAGTATATATATAGCCCTTACATACATCGTTACATACATAACTAAACACTGACATACTAATAACCATACATACTCATAGACATTGATTACATAGGTACATACATACATACGTGACGAGGTTAGTACGTTACTATGTTAACAATGCGTTATGTATGTAACGATGTATGTAAGGGCTATATATATACTCTATCGGGTATGTATGTATCATTGTATG